ATGGGGGGGTCGTTGTGCTGCATTCTCGACTTTAACAAGTCGTTAACAATTTATATGTCAATACACAATGTTTTTAAGCTAACCTGTTGAAAATCAGTGGACAAAAAAGTTAAGGGTTTATTTGGATATGGGGGTGCTATGCCCTATATTTGGGGAAATCCCCCACAACTTATTGGTTTTCATCGTGTTACATGAGCCCTGCGCCGGTATACCTCGCTGCCTCTATAGGTAATCATATAGCACTAGGTAAGGGACACATAGCGCCAATAGGTATAGGGGCACATAAATGCCTCGTGCACGCCCGCACATTAGGCCTCCCCAAGGTAGGTTGCCCCGACCAAAAGTAACAGGCCCTCTGAACCCCGCGAAAACACACGGAAATCGCTTTAAATCGCATATCTCGGCATGGGTGGTATCTACATACGTCCGAGCCCGAGATAATGCCTCTATGCCCCCTCAAAATGCTATTGAGAATGGTTCTAAATAAGGCGGGAATCCAAGGTAAATAGTCTCTAACACACTGACATGCAGCACGTTACGCAATCACCGCAGCCTGTAGGAATGCAAGAGTAGGCCTGCCCGAGGGCCACAGCGCAGACGCGACAGGGGCTGTTAATGATAAGTTAAATATGGCCCGAGCATGGTCAGTTTGTATAGTTAACCGACGCAAACACGGCACACGATGAGACTTTAGCGGTATCTTGTTGATAGTCAATGAGTTAGTCTACTTTGCCCACCGAGCGGAGACCGAGACAGGTTGCAGTATGTATGCGCATAATAGTTTACTATCTACACAGGTCGGGCAGGCGGGCGGGCATGGTAGGCGGCATGTGTTCCACGTGGAACGTATTCGACCCCACCCCTTCTGCCAAGGTCACTTCGGAAATTTTTTTTTCGCGGGGGGGACTAGGGGGGGACCCCAACCCTAGTTAGTTTACGGTTGGTGTGTAAAAACAAGGGGTTAAATTATTTGGAGTTATGAAAGTTTATGTATATTTGGGAAAAATTTTGATTATGACGGACGCATCACGGGACTATCGGGACAACATGTACGGCATGAGTTCGGTTAGCCAGTTTTTAAAGCGGAAGAAGAAGAAGGACGACGCGGTAAAGGTTGAGTGCGGCAAGGCGGACGGTGAGGAGTGTGGCTCGACGCTTGGGGGCAACGAGACCGTACGGAAAGCGCCTAAGAAGAAGAGGGGCATGGACTCTGAGGGGGAGAAGAACGAGGTAATGACCAAGAAGGAGGCTGATGATCGTGCCGTGGATTTTGAAAAGAATCGCCAAGAGGCTGTCCCGATGGTAAACAAGACCAGGAAGCAGTTGGAGGAGGAGGACGAGCAGGCTAAGGCGGACTATAAGAAGTATGGCCGCAACAAGCCGGTGTCGGCGTCTAATAAGTCAAAGTATTGACGTATGGCAAGGTCACTAGGAAGCGGGGTCAAGCAGACCTTTGGAAAGAGAAAGGACGGCAAGTCGTGTAAGCGTCGTTCCCCTAAAGATAAAAATGTTAAACCATCAAGAGGACAGGGATGAAAGCAAAAATGGGACTATATGCAAACATCAACGCCAAGCGTAAGCGAATTGCTGAGGGCTCGGGCGAGAAGATGAGGAAGCCGGGTACTGCTGGCGCTCCTAAGCTGAGGGACTTTATCAAGTCAAAGCTGACTGCAAAGAAAAAGTAAAATTTTAAAAATCAAATACAATGGCAATTCGTAAAGCAATGTCTAAGAAGACAGGTCCTCCATTAAAGGGCGCCACAACAGCTGCCGCAAAACCAAAAGGAGGCGCGCAGTTTCTCCCGAAGGGCATACCTGCTGGAACGGTTGCAAAAGGAGCTTCACTTGCGGAAAAAGTAAAAATAGCAAAGCAGCTTTACAAAGACAATCCGAGTAAAGTTTATTCGGATGCTGTAAAGAAAGCTGAAAAAAACCTAATGGATTCTAAGAAAAAATAATGGCAAGGTCAGCAGCATGGCAACGCAAGGAGGGTAAGAACCCTGAAGGAGGCTTGAACGCCAAGGGGCGTGCCTCGTATAAGCGCGAGACTGGAGGTACCTTGAAGCCACCGGTTTCTGCTGCCCAGGCCAAGAAATCACCCAAGTCTGCTGCCAGACGCAAGTCGTTTTGTGCAAGGATGGGTGGAATGCCCGGTCCGATGAAAAAACCTAACGGTAAACCCACAAGAAAGGCACTTGCCCTTCGCAAGTGGGACTGTTAATTAACTATATTTGCACAGGGCCATGCACTTTAACTTTTTCGCAGATATAGACCTAGCAAAGTCGGGAGAGTCACTACTAACGGCTACAGGATTTCTGGCACTTGGGACGATGTTTGAGGGGATGGACTTGCAGCATATGCACATACCACCGATTATCCTTGAATTTGCCAAGTTGTGCGCCTACCTCGGAGCGGGGATGTCGTTCTTTAAGTTCATAGTCGGGCTGTTCATCAAACGCAAGGAGAAGTGATCCTGACTATTATCATATTATTTATCATCGCGTACTTCGTGTACGACACCTGGGCCGCAAGTAAGATTGTCCAGGAGAGCCAAAACCGTATCCTTGACAAGCTCAACAGCCTAATCGACGGCGTGAAGACGTTCTTTACCGTTACCCTAGTGGAAAGGCTTTCGTCTCCCAAGGATACCGAGTCAGAAGACGACGACATCGAGCTATAGACATTAGCAAGACACGGTTCCGTGCAGGGACCGTTGTAGTTGCGAAAAGGCCGGGGTGATAGCCGGCTTTTTTTATAACTCGTAGCTATCCTCGCACCATATCGGCGTCTTTTCCCCCACGTAAGCACCGGCCACGTTGTACTGAAAGTGTTCGATGGCGTCCTCTGGGTCCATGCCCTCCACCTCGATGAGTATCTCAAGGCACTTCTTGCACGAATAGATGAGGCGGGAAGACCCGTAGTCAACGCCAATTACAGCGTCGTCAAACCCGTCGGCGATAAGGAACTCGTCTTCCGGGTATAGTTCGACGAGGAGTTCGAGGTAGTTCTTGTATTCCTTTATGTTATTCGTGTCCATTTTTCCAAATTTCTTTAGCGATTTCAATTAACTCATCATGGCTGTGAGAGACATACTCTCCCTTGACGCTGTCTCCCCACCACTTGCCGTCCTTTGGGGACTCAAGGTAGTAGATTACGTCCTTTTCCTCGGCGTCATAGCTCCACGAGGAGACCTTAGCCTTGTAGATTGCCAGGTGATCGGTTGGTTGGTTGTGGTCGTACCACATCGAGATGGCGTAGACCTCCGTGCCTGGCTCGTAGGCAAAGATTGTGTAGGTTGTTCTGCTTTTCATTTCGTTTATTTCGTTTGTTTTTGTAACAAATCTGGTAAAATTTTGTTACAGTTAGTAGTCAGGACAGGAATCGAACCTGCATACAGGTAGGTTATGTACACTTACCGTTTGAAGAACCTTGCGATACCATTCCGCCACCTGACTATTGTCACAATTCTTCAAATATTTGTGACTACATCTTCATAATCTTTTTCAGATACAGCGCAAGGTCAAGCGCCTCCTCGTAAGCGTGTTGCAGCCACTCTCTTGGGGTGAGGTCTTTGCGGTCCATCGTCTGTTTGTACTGCGAGAATCCTTTCTTCTCACGCATAAGCATATCCATGATTACCTCATTGAGTAGATCAGAGGCGTGTTTTATCGGCTTATTGTCGCTTGTATGTCCCATCGGTAGGTGTGCCATTTGTTTTCTCTTCCCGTTAACTTGTCGAGCTTGTAGCAGTCGTTTAAGACCTTGGTCTTGGCCGAATCAGGACTCTTGGCTCGTGCCTTAGCGTTGTGGACGAGTTTGTCCCCATCCCAAACCGTTATTACGTAGTTATTCATGTATTCCGTATGTTGAGTTTACCCAAACCCTTACCTGACTGCTCTCAAAGTGCCTGATCTCCCCGCCCTTGAGCAAAACAACCGTTATCTCGTCGTTCTCATACATCCCGCCGGGCGTTATGTAGAGGATGTATCCGTCACCCAGGGGTGTTGTCACCGGTATCGGATGCGGAGCGAAGGTCGTCATCACACTTTTTCAATAACTGTTGGATTTCTTGCTGCCTCATCTTCTTTAGCGTCGATATGTTGGCCATCACCACCTCCATTATCCTTTCCCTCGTTTCTTGGTTGGCCGTCTGGAGCTGTTCCACTAGGTACTCCGTCAGCGCCTGCTTGGTTTTTTTCATCTATTTGTCGTTTTATGTCTGATATGCCCTGGTAAACTAACGCCCAATACTCCACGGGGAGGGTTGCCAGGTTTTTTAACGTCTCCTCCATCATCTGGACCGCGTTGAGGTAAGAGTCCCCCTCCTGCACGTCCCCAAGCATCTTGAAGAGTGGCATCAACTCTTTTTCAAGCTTTGACACCAAGGTCTTAGAGTGCATCTTTAAGTCGTGCTTGAAGAACCCGAACTCAATACACTCGTCGTGGCATTGGGCATAGATCTGCTGTGCGGCTAATGCGGTAACAACTAACCGCGCTTTTGTTTCTCTTTCGTTCATTTCGTTTTGTTTGTGCAAATATACAACACGTAAGTGTGTTTGCAACAATTTTAACTTTAATTTGCGCTAAAAAGAAAGCTAACGTCGCTCATAATCATTTCGTCTACCTGCTCCATTGAGAGCCCGACAATAAAGTCGTCACCCCCAGAGCTAATCATGCATAAGTTCTTGTAGTTCTGATAGGGCCTCACGTTGTCTATCCGATAAAAGATGGCGGGTTCGCACTCATACCTATCCGGCGTAGAGCCAACCAGGTCCGCGATCTTCTTTTCGTCGGTGTCCACCACTATTGGAAGAATAACTCTAAGCATGTCAGTCCAAATTTACTCGCCTATAACCCAATGCCCATAAAAACTCGGAGATTTTTACCCCATACTCTTCAACATACGACTCGTCCCAATGCTTAAACTCGTGGTGTAAATACTCGTGAATCGCTACCTCTAAATGCTCCTTTGCCGGGAGCCGTGGATCAATCTCAATCAAGCCGTCGTCATGGTAAAGGCCCCTTGCCTTTTCCCTTCCGAGCTTTCTGTATTTGATTCTGAAGTTTTCCATTACACGTCACGTTATGCAAAATACAGAAAAAAATGCACATCCTACGTAACAAAAACACGCATAAAAATGTTACGAGTGATTACTTAATCTTGCCGTCAACAATTCGGTAGTTTGTAACCTCAAAGTCATCATTATCAAACACTTTGACGTGTGCAAACCCGTGGGTAAACTTGTTGATTGGCATATAGTCGGGGTGCAGCTCGCAAAGACACGCTACCGACCAGCAGGTGGTAACCTTTCCGTTGATGTTTGGCTCGGTATGCTCCGATGTTTGGTGGTGGTGTCCGCAGATTGCGTTGTCTTTTGCTCTGAGATAAAGTCCACGAGCGATGTTTACCGGGCTGAACATGCTTGACCCAAACTCGTGGCCGTGGAGGGCAACTAGCTTACCCATACGCACAAGCTGCTTGTCTGGGATGAACGTGATGTTCAGCTTGTCAAGGTGCATGATGGATTGCAGGGAAAACTCCTCGATTCCAACAAGGTCTGACGCGTTGTTGATCAGGTAGTGGTCCCATCGGATGTCGTGGTTTCCGGCCTTGAAGTATATTGCCTGTGTAGGGAACAATCGTCGCAGAGTGTAGAGGAAGTCCCTTGCCATGTAGATTTCTGACGCGAGGTCGCGCTTGCGCGGGTCCTTTTGGAATCGGCTGATTGCGTAGAAGTCAATGAGGTCCCCGTTAATGTAGATCGTGTTGACCTCATTTTCAAGACCGTACTTGAGTGCAGCTGTGAGTGCAGGGATGTTGTGATATGGTACGTGAATGTCGGTGAGAAAGAGTATATCATTGTGGTTGACTGGGAATTTATACGGATTGTACTGATTCTCCTTGGAGTCAGGAAGACCAAGCGGGTTCGCGTCTGGAGCCAGTTCGTTTACGATTTGCTCAAAGGCGTTCATGATTGCGTCTTGAGACCTCTTTATAGACTTTTTGACCTTGGTTTTATTTCTTTTCTTCCAGTCATAAAATGCCCTTTTAAAAGATTCAAGCGTGGCACTGGTTCCCGCCTTGTCCCACTCCTCTTGAATTTTTTGGTTTTGACTAATGTCTCGCGTGTCGTTTAAGATGTTGCGATAGTTTTGTACGCTATTTTTCATTTGGTTGATATATTGCAAATATAATCACTACCCACAAAAAAAACCGCCCCTTTTTAGAGGCGGTTCACACAAACGAAATGAATAAAACAAACTGAACTTGCGCTACGAAACGCAACCCAGCAAATGTATCAACAAACTTTTTTAGTTCGTTCATTTTCTTTTGTTTACGATGACTTTACGCTCCATTTTGTAAAGTAGTTAGTTCCAAAATATAAAATGTGTCCGTGTCCTTTCGCCCGCCTGCATTATAAGCAGGGTTATCGGAACAAATATGTACATGTCGGTATATTCTAAGCCGTCACCCAGCGTAAACTTTTCGTATGTCACAGACTCAATTATCTTCATCTAACAGTTTGAACTTTAGTTTGTCGTATTCCCCGACCGGGCGGACAACTTCAAGTTCTTTAAAGTGCCCACCGAGCCAAAGGTACATATCGTTTCCTGTCAATTCATACAGTCGGATGTTTATCAACCTCATTAGCGACCGATCTCGCTTGTATTGCTTGTGAGGCTTGTGTGTACCCTTTTTGGGGCAGCTTACGTCGTCAGTTAGCAGCTTATGCCTCAGAGTCTGGAGGTGTTGCAACTCGGTCAACGTCGATGGCGTAGGTGGTAAGTATATCGGGGTTCCGTTCATTGAAAAAATCTAATAATAGTTCTTGTTTGGCTGGGTCTAAGTCTGCAATGAAGTGTCGTATCTTATTTCTACGAACCGCATTGAACTCATAGTCTCTCTTTAGAGTTTTAATAGCGTGGCATACGGTTGCGTGATCTTTATTGATTAACCGGGCAACCTCTGCTAAGGTTTTTGTCGTGCATACCTTGACTGTTGTCATAAACACCTGCCTAGCAAGGACGATGTCTGCAAGTCTTTTGTCACTCTTGATGTCGCTGGTAGCAACAATAAAGTGTTTGCTAACCTTTTGAAGAAGCTCGTCTCCATCGGCATCCTCCATCTTGTGAATGTACTCGTAAACCTTTGTGAAGTCGGCTCTCTTAGCTGGTGGAACCATGTCCACTAAATCTTTGAATGTATATCTCATGTTCGTTTGTTTATAAAGCCGTGGCGGGTTAACCCTTATTAATCCCCCGCCACGACTCTTGGTTAAGGTTAGAATGGCAAATCGTCTCCAGGATGCTCAACGTATTCGGTAGCGTGAGAGTCTAACTTTTTAATTGCACTTACTGACTTGACTTGCGGAAGGAAAATGTCATTAAGATGCTTCTCAAAGAACTCTTGACGCTCTGAGTCATCCCAAACAACTTGCCCTTTGACCTTTACCTGTTTCATCTCAGGCATATTACCGGGGTTGTCCTTTGTCCACGCCCACTTGATGTCCTCTTGTCCTTGACGCAAGTAAAGCATTGTGCGCGTCTTGCCGTCGACCTCCTTTGACCACGGGGTAAGAGTAACCTCCTTCCCCGCATCAATGTTAGGCATACACATAAAGAATCCTGATGAGTAACGTGAACTCCACGGCATTTGGATTTGATACTCGCTGTCTTGATCCTTCAGAACTATACAAAGCTGATCGCCGTAGCCCTGCTCGGAAACACGCTTGAATACGTCTGTGATGTAGCCTGAAAGCGACGTGTAACGCTCCTCGTACCAAATCTTAGTACCGTCTTTGCTCATGCACTTAATTGAGCCAGCTGTACCCTCAGGAACACGCTTGGCAATCTTACCGCCAGCAATGCTGAGGTAAGTACGGTTTGATGAACCACCTTGATTTAATCCCATAATTTTTGATTAATATTTATTGGTTATATTCGCAAATGTAGCATATATGTTTCTTTTGTGCAAGAAAAAAACTGTTAAATTATTCCCACGCTTCTTTGTAGCCGTTTGGATGATCAGTTTCCTCGTTCCATTCCTTGGCATCGCGTGAATCAGTCCAATTTCTGTTCGGCTTGATGACCGATGGCTTCGGTTCTTCAATTTGAGCCTGTACGTACTTGCCGTCAATCGCCTGTTGCAGGTAGTCAACCCCATCAAATGTAAACCTCCGAGTGTTCCTCTGTAGTTGGAACTCAAAGAAGCCCTTTATACCCACGATTTTTTGTCGGCGGATCTTCTTACTATGAAACTCGCAGATAGGGCTTTCTGGGGCCGTCTGGGCAAACGGACGGTGGTATATGAGGATGTTGTCTGCCTTGTTGTTCCACATCGCTCCGTCGGCAAGGTCAAATACCTCCGGACATGGGTAGTTCCCGTCGTCCCCTTTCCTCATCTTGTGCGGGTGGACCACTATGTCAAAGTACACGTTGTTTTTCCGTGCAAAACGAGTACAGTCAGACAAGAAAGTTTCCAAATACTTGTCACTTCTTCCGCCGCCCTTCGTATAGTCATTCGCCATTTGGTTGAATGGATCAATGATCACCCTTTCCACGCCATGTTTGATAATGAGACTCAAGAAAACTTCTTTAACGTAATCCGGTGTTGGGCTTACGTCTTTGGGGTATACCATGAAGATATGTTCGCCAATCATCTTGTACACCTTCATGTACAAATCGTAGCTTGGTCGATTTGGATTGTTTGGCGTACAGTCCTTTCCAAAATAGATTTCCACAAGGTCGTGGTAAAACTGTTCGGCAGGTAACTCCTCCGGGGTAAAGATGGCAACCTTCTCTCCAAACTTGACTATACGGAATATCATCTCCCACTTCATGAATGATGACTTGCCATAGTTTCCTATTCCGGAAACAATTGTTAAATCCCCCTTCACTCTTTTGAAGTGTTTGTCAAGTAGTGGAACGCCTAGAGGTTGTGCCGCACGATATCCGTGGAGGTAAATCTCGGAAGCCTTTTCCATAACTTCCTCCGCATAAATGACGTCCTGTGCGGCTATATTCTCCGCATCTTCTGCGGTGATTACGATGTCAACCTCCACTCGGTTACTCTTTGTAACCAACTGGTCTTTGGTAAACTCGGCGGTGTTCCACTGGTTCATGTTGGCCCTGTACGCGCTACGTATCGCCTGTCTGCACTCACGTTGGCTGAAACTAGCGTCAGGAACAACGTAGGTCATCATCATGTTATAGCACGTCTCCTCAAGCATCCCGAACCTGCAACAGCTTGCGGCTAACTTGAACACGAAGTGATTTCTTTCCCCCTCACGGAACGCGTCCCCCTTGGAGGTCATCCATGTCAGCAGGTTGTTAAAAATCTTGTCGTCGTCGTTAATCGTTTCGGTAGTTGTCTGTTGTGGCAACCTTCTGTCGGCCTTCTTTACTGGCAATTTGTTAAAAACCTCAGCGTTTGGATTGTAATAAATTTCGGGATCATACGACTCAAAGCATAGGCGGGAAACATTTCGACCAGTCTTGTCAATGTCTGGGAAATCATTCATTAAGGCATCGAAATGCTCCTTATGCATGGTATTCCATTCAATCCGAACCAAGGCCTTCAGTCCCTTTCCAGAAGGTGATACCCAAACAGCCGTAATGTAACTTATAAGTGACAATTCATTTCTTTTTTGGGTGATATTAGGGACATTATCGAAATCAAGCACAATGTAACCAGAGTGTTCGACAAGCTCTGAGTCCTTACGTTTGTTAAAAACCCCACTAAAGCAAGCTGCTGGAAGTCTCTTCTTTAACTCGTCCGCCTCCTTTTTGGTTTTAGCTTCCCTCGCCTTCTCGACGAGTTCCTTTGACTTTCCAGTCCTAATTCGTTCAAGTGCGCCCAACACAGTAATCGTGTGTCCTTGCAGGTCGTTGAAGTCTTTGTAGATTGAGATTTTACCATGTATTGCTGTCATCTTGAATAGGCGTTTGTTTTATTGCTTTCGTTTGTGTTTCGTCTTCCCATCTCTTGTCGCGAAGATATCGAACCGGGTCTTTCCAGTATTTCCGTTCGCGACCCGATTTGTGGTTATTCATGCATTCTACCGCAAGTGTGCGCTCATCAGAAGATAGTTTGTTCCAAGCAGTTTGTGCTTGTTTCTTATCCACCTTCTTGTCGTAAGCAGTCCAAAAATCCTCAAATGCGTATTTGTATATTATTATTTCTTTGTTTGTATTTGTTTCTTTATATATATCGAGGTTTTCCGATTCACGGAAATCCCCGACATCGGGAAATCCCGACATCGGGAAATCCGCATCTCGGGAAAGCTGAGGTGCATCATATACAATATGGTTCCATCCCACCATCCTGTTGGTGCTTGAATCTATTTGACGGCAACTCAAGATGTACCCCTTCTCTTGCAGGGACTTAAACACCCTGTCTACTGCGTTTTTTGCATCTGGCATCTGATTATAAAGATTCTTTTTGTAAAGAACCCAATTCTCCGGAAGGGAAAGAAGAAAGCAAAGCATACCTTTCTCTTCCATTGTCAAATCCTTAGACTGTGAGATTTCGTTCGGGATAATAGCAAAGTCATGCTTGCGCTTCCCTTTAACAATTTGTCCTGTATTCATAAGATAAAAAAAGCTCGCAAGAACCACTTTGCGAGCTTTTGAATTGGTAAGTAATTATACCCATCCAACCCTAGTTTACTGTGGTTCGTTAGCAAACGAGGGGTGAAATATGTGGCAAACATAAACTACCCACGCGAGGATGTCAAGGATTTTCGTCTTTATTTTTCAAGTGCCAGGTTTCGCAGTCCCAGCACATATAGATAATTTGGTCCGCATCCTTATGAGACTCAGCCTCTTTACGAGTTTTGTATGGGCGCTTGCCACATCCGTATTCGGAGGCTCTTATCATTAGTGCGAGGGATAAAACGGTAAATATGATTGACAGAATAAACATACTGCAAATTTACTCTGTTTAATACTATTTCCAAGCACCAAGTTGACACTGTGTTGTTTTTGAGTATATTTGCAGCATGAGTAATTTGTTCCCGCCCGACCACCGGGTATTCATTGAAATAGAAAACAAAACAGACAAGCAGATTGACGCGGTAATAACTAAGGTTGGAAACTTTTGTGAATTTGAGGTTGGTCAGCGCGTTTGCATTGTCGGAAAGGTAGACAAAGTTGAACTGCAAGATGTAACGGAGTACTCCGTACACGAGCGATACATCGTGATGGTATATGAATAACGAAAAAAACTGGAAGCGATCCATAGAGCTTGTCAGGCAGATGCTTGATGACAAGATTGAGATATATGAGGTGATGAAGATATTCACCCCGATGGCTTCGTCCTCGCGAAGAAACCTTCTTTACTGTAGCCCAAGCATAACGGAGTCTGACCTAGACCAGGTTGAGAAGGCGATCCAAAGGTACAAGTCCACGCTAGAAGAGATGGGTAAGACACAGGTTGAGACTCGAATCAAGCGTTCGATGTACTTCCAAAAACTGAAAGAACACTATGATAAGGACAAAGACAAAAAATAATTACCTCAGAATCATCGAAGTGTACGAGTACTACATCGAGCGAGAGAACACTGATATGAAACAGATTGAGGGACTTATGAGTAATTGGGACGCCATAAACCTGTTTGGGACCTACTCCTCACTCCGCCGGGGTGTAAACAAAATCAAGAAGAAGCTGCCTGTAGGCAAGAAGAACTTTGAGACCCAAAAAAAGCTATTTGAAATCTACAAACACACACTATGAATTTAGCTGGACTAGACTTAGAGAAGCTGCGTTTAGTTAACGGAGAATGTATAATTGAACTACATTCCTTAACCGAGGATGAGATCGACTTTAATGGAGGTAAACTAAAAATAGTAAACAAGGTTAAGAACTATATTTCTGATGTGGACGATGACGAAATGGTTGCCGTCATAAAAGCATTAAAAAAATCAGACTATAAAGATAAAAATCTTCTGGAAGAGTACAGTAAAATGGCTGGAGAGGCTCACAGAAAGGCTGACGAGGACAAGGAGAATATACAAGACAAGCAGGCCGTTAGACGAGGCAAGATAATTAAAATAGCGGAGGCCGAACTGAACTATGGCGGATGGGACTACGACTGTGAGTTTGATGCTGTTGTTGGAGATGAGGTTTGGTTTGATGCCACATTCACAAGAGAGCTGATTACCGAGGGGGAGGGTGGTTGTGTTATAGACGGTAAAACGTATCTCATGATTTCGAAGAGGTCTATATACGCGGCCAAGCGAGGAGACGATATAGTTAGTTTAAATGGTTACATCATAGGAAGGCTGTTGGGCAACGAAAGGATGTATGGGTCAGTATATATTCCTGACAATGACATCCAGAGGGTTGAGGTGGTTGTCCCTCCTGCTAGACTTCCAAGATATACCCGTCCAGATATTTGGTCTAATACGGAGGTAAAAAAAGGGGACGTTGTTTGTGTTCGAAACATATACGCAACAAAACTCGATCCTACACTTGCTAACACTACGGAATATGTTCGTTTCCAGCCACGAGTAATAATGGCACACGAAAGATGATAAAATTAGATTTTAGTAAAATATCGTACAACATTGAAGGTGTCCCGGACGATGAGGCAGTAATATACCGTTTCTCGGACCTCGCCAGTCAAGCACATATCCTTGACAGGTCAGACGATCTCCCAGAGGGAGTCAACGCCGACAAGGTTGTACGATACCTGATATATATGTTCGCTCCAGGTACGCCCGTGAAAGATGCGTATCCTGACATCAACCAGCGCAAACGATACACATTGAACAAGCTGAACATCATGGTTGATGACACGGATCCAGACAACGGGTACGCCCAGCTCTGCATGATGAATGTGGACTGGGCGGTGGAGCGTTACATAACCTTCACCCGACTGCAATGCTCGGAGGACTACTCGATCATGAGTACTGCCGACATCCGAATTGCGGCACTTCAAAGGGCCTTGTTGACACAGCCCGTTGACAGGTCGAACGACGACAAGAACTTCCAAGCAGGTCTTGAGAGTTGGCGCCAGACACTTGTGGACGCCCGTAGCCGAATAATGAACGACGAGGTCAGCATCACGTTACAGAAGGCAATTACCTTCTCTGTACGTGCTGAGAACCTTGGCATACAACCCGAACACTACGCAAGGGTGTGGCGTGAGAAGAAGGAAATATTCCCGGAGGTAATGCCATGAATTACGAATACGAGGAGGAGGATAAGTACGTTTCCTTTCACGAGGACGACGATGAGTTGGATACAATTCGTATCCCACTGCCTCGCTTAGAGGAGTGGTATTCTCATCACCTAAAGCGTGAAGTTACGCGGGAAGAGGCACTAACTTACGTGGATGGCTATGGCCTTGCTCCAAAGGACCAAAAGTTTCAATATCAGGAAACCCCTGAGAAGATAAAATTAATCTATGAGGTTGTGTTCAACAAGAAACACGCAACCAACAAGTCTAAGTACAAGGAGGTAGGGGACGTTCGTCTTGAGGACATTTACGAGGAGGTAGAGTCCAATCAGAAGTACTACGCGATGGAGATTGAGTGGATGAAGCTCCAAATCAAGCGGAGATACGTGGGATATTGGTGCTTCATTAAAGGAAAGCCGACATATCTAAACGGTGCAAATTACTTCTTCTTAAACTTCTGGACGGTAAAGAACTTTGGAAAGAACAACAACCGTCCCGACTATAGGGACTACCAGCGCAAGATGTTCCATCTGTTCATGTACGCATACACAACAGAGGACGCATTCTACAAGCACAAGATTCTGTATCGGGAAGATGGCGTGGTAAAGACAAGGTATTCAAACCAAGACGTTAAGAACGTGGTTGACGAAATGAACGAGATGGCGGTTGAGTATTTCGTTGAGCCTAACATCAACATTACCGTTACAAAGGGAAAGCGCACTGTACACGGAATCAACTTCGTCTCTGGGCGACGTATTGCTAAGACCGCAATTGCGTGTTGTTTCTGTACGTGGGGAACGCTAAATATGCCCGACCAAACATTCATCATCCAGGCGATGAACGAGGACCAGGCGGTCAACAAGATATTCATAAAACAAATTCAAACACCTGTAAGCAAACTCCCTTTCTTCTTCCGACCTCATTATCGTGGGCGGATAGAGGCAAAGGAGGGTTTGCGTTTCCAGTATGAGGGAGCAATCGCATCAGCAGCAAGGGCCGGAATCGTCCCCGAACAAATGGAGTGCTTCATCACGCCGCTCCCTTCGACGGAGAAAGCAGCGGATGGGGAAGCGGAAATTGCTTTTGTCTATCGTGACGAGCCAGCGAAGAAAACGGACGCAAAGGCGGCGGACCAAAACATCCCGACGTGGTGGTACAACACGATGAAGCCAGCCATCGAGCGAGGCGAAAACATCCGGGGGTTCTGTATCATGCCTTCTACCGTGGGAGACATGGATACAGGGGGTGGAGCGCAGTTCTTTGATATTGCTAACGACTCGCACTTCTCGGATCGTAACGAGAACGGCACAACCCCATCTGGACTCATTAACTTCTTCTTGCCCGGTTACTACGCGGTGGAGGGATATATCGACGAGTTCGGCGCAAGCATTATCGACGACCCCAAGGAGCCTGTTATGTCTAATGAGGGCAAGTGGATTACTAAAGGTGCTAAGTCGTACCTGTTAAACCAGGCGGACTACTTTGAGCGCAAACGCGAGTGGCAGAAGCTCATCAAGTTGCAGCAAAACTTCCCTATGAGCTGGAAGCAAGCATTTGCTGTAATACCTAAGGATATGGGTATGCCCATCGAGAAGATGCGCGACCGAATATCGGAACTGAAGTTCTTGCGGACCCCAATCACCACCAAGATTAATTTCAAGTGGGCGGGCGACAAGTTTGGTGGAGACGTGTATGTAGAAAACGACCCTAAGGGAAGCTGGACCATGAGCTATCTTCCTCCATTAGAGCAACGTAATAAAAAAACAATTGTTACCGCAGAAGAGGGGTACATACCGCCCAAGGATAGGGGTCTAATATATGCACCCGATCCGTCAGTGATGAACAAGTACTTCCTTTGCTGTGACCCGGTAAAGTTCCACAAAAGAAACACGGTAGGTAAAAAGAAATCAAACGCGGCGGCGGCAGTCTTCTACAAACGAGACAGCCAGGTAGACCCAGACAATAAACCCAGGAATGAGTGGGTAAGCAACGATTGGATACTGATATACAACAGGCAGACCGAGGATAAGGCCGAGTACCACGAGGAGTGGCTCAAGGCGGCTGTCTTTCTTGGGGCGTACGTTTACCCCGAATGGCCTGACGGAGAGGCTTTGGTTGAATACTTTAGGGACAATGGTTTTGACGGATACCTACTCAAAGACTTAGGGTCAGACGGCAAACAGGACAATCGCCCCGGAGTTTGGGCGGGCGAGGCTGAAAAAAATGAAATGGCTGGGGACATCATGACCTTCTTCAACAATAATGTTAAGTACGTGAAAATGTGGGAGATAATAGAGGAGTGGAGTCAAATGAGGGGTCTTGACGACTTGACCAACCATGACTTGTGCGCCGCCACAGGATGGTGTATGAGGGCCATAAAAAGCAGAATGCCAGACCTTTACAAGGAAGTGTATCAACCCATAGAGGTCAAAGGGGGCTTTGCAACTTTTGATGTAGAATAATTGTTTTCAACTATTTAGTAAAAAAATTTACTACATTTGTCGTGGTTAACTAAATTTGTTTGATATGATATTGCCACAGATAGTTGGTAGTGTGTTGTTTCCAAATGACAACATCCCGGAGGTTGACAAACTAAAACCAGAATACGGTCTGCGTTGTGCGCGGGCTTTATATACTCGTTTTTGTGCGGGTGGCACGTATTTTACATACACCCAACTACCCGAGATGCAGGAGACTAGAAACTACGGAGCGGGAAATCAGTCACAGGAGAAGTACAAGAATTGGTTCACTAACGGATCTCCAATTGGAACAAAAGGAATAAGTCAGGGTGAGGCTTCGGCCACCACAAAGGGGATGAGTAAGGCACAAAGAAAGGCGATGGCTAACATTAGCTACGACATTTTCTCACCAATGCGTAAATTATCAAATGTTCTTCTATCAATTCTTTCAGATAACGATTACAAACTTGATTGTGTTTCTCTTGATAAAAACATCATCAATAAAAAGAAGCGTGACAAATATGATGTCTATGCTAAGGCGAATTTTGTAAACCCATTGATGCGGGAGCTTGGGCTGCCCGAATACAAACTACCTTTCGTTCCTAAAGACGAGACGATGCTTAACATGGCTGAACGTCTTGGTTTTTTTAAAACTAAGTACGAGGTGGCCTTGGAGAAACTTGCAGAGGCAGGTTTTCGTTCATCTAATTGGGCTGGGCAGCGAATGGATCTTAATCGTGACGCGATTGATTTCCATTTCCGTGCAGCAAAGATTTATAACGACCCAATTACCGGGCAAGTAAAATTTAATTACATTGACCCAGCGCGAATGGTGATGCTTTGGAACGAAGACAACCAAGACGAGCCCGTAGCGATTGGACATATTGAGGCTGAAACCGTTCAGTCTATTTTCAGTAAACTAATTGAAGCTGGCTTCAGTGAGGAGCAGATCCAGGCAATGGCTAAGTCATACGTTCCGTACCAGACGAACGTGTCTACCATCCCGCAGTGGGCATTTGAGCGTAAGGATTCTACGACAAACCGATGGGTTTGGATGGACTTTAAGATTTACGTGTTAAAATTTGAGTACTTATCTACTGACTATAAGCAGTACGTAGAGCGCGTGAACAAGCAGGGGTACGGAAGCTATGTCCGTAACAACAAGCCGGTAGACGAAAAGAAAAAGAATCCCAACGACACATACGACGAGGTTTCTTGCAACTACTGGTATGAGGGTTCTTATATAATCTCCGGCACAGGCCAGGACCGTATTTACGAGTGGAAGAAGAAGCCTAACCAAATGCAGAAGGGCCTTTCTCCAATGAGTTCGTATGTTGTTCACCGAATCAATGGTCAGTCCCCAACACGAAGCGTGAAAGGGTTGCTCGATGACTTGATGTTTGCGGTATTGAAGTTACGCGCAGCTGTATGGGCTGCTGCTCCAAAGGGATATAGAATTGACGTTGGCGAGGCTGCTAACATCAAGATTGGAGGTGTGGAGTACGACCTGTTCGACCTCATGCACATCCACCGTCAGAACGGTATTCAGATTGTCGCAACCAAGTTTAACGCGGCAACCGGTAAGTATGTTTCTCAGCCGTTGACAGAAATGGATAACGGTCTCGGTCCTCAAGGGCAGGAATGGCTTGCTCAGATAGCCAACCTACAGATGATGATTAAGGACATCATGGGCATACCCGACGCCATGGCTGCAAGTCCCGACCAGTCAGCGGAAAGGTTAGTCGGGGTAATGGAGCAGGATTATGTTGCCGGAAATCACGCAAACTGGCCGCTCCGCGAGTCCGAGCGTCAATTTAAACAGAAACTTGGCGAGAGGATTATTCACCAGGCCCGCATAGACATTGAGTTTGACCCTAAGATTAGGGAGTTTTACGAAAGCATTATCGGGCAGCATATGATAAACGCCCTTGATGACATTCAAGGTCTTTCGTTGGACCAACTTGCAATTTCGTGCAAGGTGCTTCCAAACGAAAAAGAAAAGACCGCAATACTTCAACGCGCAATGCAGATGTCACAGATGCCGACCAAGGATGGCGCTGTACTGCTTAGTCCATCTAGCGTTGAGCGTGTTGCGCAGATGTTAAAGAATGGGGATATTGACGAGGCGCTATGGTTTATGGCCACGGAAGAAACCGAGGCGCGTCAAAGAGAACAAGAGTATTCCCAGATGATGATGCAGCAGACCATACAGGGACAGCAGCAGTCTGCGCTTGTAACCGAAGAGGCTAAACGTCAGACCATGATGCAGAAGATGCAGATGGAGATCGCTATGCACAGGGAGAAGGCGAACCTTGACTTGATGAAGGAACAGCAATTGGCTAAGCTAAAGGCAGATGCTGATTATCAAGTACAGGTTCTCAAGGGACAGCAGGCGTTGGATGAAATTAATCTTGAGGCAAATCTTGAGGCTGAATTAGGAAGCGAAATCACAGGTAGAGTATAAAACATATGGAAAACAACGAATTAGAAAATCAGAACGAACAAGTTAACGAGCAAGTTAACGAACAAGTAACCGAACAAGTAAATGAACAAGGCAACCAGGAGGATATGCCGTGGTTTTCTTCGTATGGCTACGACAGCGAGGATTCATTTAAGAGTGAGTTTGAGCAACTAAAGTCATACAAGAGCCTTGCGGCGGAGCTTGAGGAAAGGAAGAGGGATGTTGAAGAGGGTCTAGCCTTGTTGCAAGACGCTGACGACCCATTCGCCGGCATTGAAGAGGCCCGCACAATGGTTGCGTTTGGCAAGAAAGGGATTAGTTCCTCCATAGCCAACCAAATCGTTTCTGCCACCCCGGATAGCTTGATGGAGGACCCATTGAAGGCTTTGGTAATTGCTGAAGCTGTAAAGAATCCTGACAAGTTCAAGCGACTTGGCCAATCGACTATCGAGGAAGCCATACGTGAAAAATATAACTTAGGTGATGGAGAATATTACGCCACAGCTCTTTTAAAGTCTGACGCAATCGACGCAATCGAAATGATTGAAAAGACTAAAAAAGATGTTGAAGTTGTTAAGAATCCTTTTACCTTTGCCAAAGAGCTAAAGAGCCAGACTCAAAAACAGATTGCGGAAAGACAGACCATAGCACTTGCCGAGGCAGAGACCTACGCCAAGCAGCTGAAGGATGTCCCCTACAAATTCGGCGATACGGAAGTTTCGTTACAAGTTTCAAACGAAGAGGTCGAATCGATTTTGAAGTCGCAGTATGCTGGCTATTTAGGTCAAGCCTTTGACACCACCACAAAGGAAGGTAAACAAGCGGTGCGTGAATGGCTAACGAACCAAATCCTCATTCATAAGGTTCAGTCTGGGGATCTCGGAGTTCAAATTGCCAAGTCACTTACGGCTCAAACCGAAAAAAAGGTGGTACGCGAGGTCTATAACGGTCAGCCTAAGACGCCGAACCGTGTAGGCAAAACGGCTGTTGATCAGAAGGGATTAACCCCAGCTCAAAGAGATCTAATGGAGCGCGGCATTCCTTTCCCATCGCAGACGCTAAAATCATAATTAACTTTTAAAAAAATACTACAATGGGTTTTGTAATAAACAACCCCACAGGTATTCAGCCGTTATCAACTAGCGGGATGACCTATGGTGGAATCCAGAATAACTGGGATGCTTTGATGGAAGATTTCGATTCGGTAGCTTATTTGCCATTTGGTGATGAGTACTGGGACGCGATGAACCAAATCATGAACGCTGTAGGTAATCGCGAGATTGCTAAACAGCCACGCGTTCGTTGGTTTGAAATGACTCGTATGGAGGCTCCTATCCAACAGGATGGAGCTGCAACAGGTTCAGCGGCTGCTGGTTTCACAGTACCTTTGACAGCCGCAAGCGCAACAAGCGTTGGTGGTAGTCCATATATGTGGCCAACTGCTGGTGACATTTGGAAAAACGCTGCAACAGGCGCTCTTTACCAAGTTGTTTCAACAGACCCAGCTACCCCAAAAATTGTTTTTCTTCCTTTGGTTAGCACCACAACCGCTCCAACTACCGGTACTTATTTCTACTATGTAGGAAACTCAGCTCCAGAAAATAGTCAGCCATTCGGCGCTAAGTTTACATTTGACACGGTTCACACCTCTTATTTGCAAACTTTCCGTAACGACACGTTGACTAGTTCTGAAGCGCTTTACAACCAGCTTTGGTATTCACAATTGGAGAGTGGGGTTCAGACTCCATACTCTAACTCACGCGACATCATCTACTTGCAGCGTGAACACCAAGTTGCTCTTGTAAACACCTTCTTCGCTGGTCAACCAACCGGAACTGCAAACTACCAATTACCTTCCGGTGCATCGTTCCAAACCACTCAAGGTTTGTATGACGCAATCCAGAACAACGGGTCAGGCACTAATGGTGGCTCTAGCACGGTGGTAACCACCGGTGGTGTTACTGGTCTTGATTTGGATGACTTTTATGCAATGGAGGCTGCTTTGACATCACAAGATGGTTCTGTAAAGAACTACATGGTATGGACAAGTGGTTATATGCAAAGTAAACTTGAGCAATACATTCTTGCTGGTCCCGGAGCTGTAACTCCTCTCACTTACAACGTAAGCACAAACAAAACTCAGATGGAGAAAACATTCTGGGGAGAGGGCGCTTATGCTGACTTGATGAGCCGTACATTCTCGTTCAACAACCTTGTGTTCAACAACAAGAACTTTGCGTTTGTTCGTATGGGCATCTTTGACAACCCAACTATGTTTGGTGTTGGTTCAAGCACTGCTGATAACCAGACTGAAAATACTTGGAAAAACCTTGCGTTCTTCATCCCATTAAGTACTAATGGAGGTGTTGACGACGGTATTGGTAACATGGGTAAATATATCCGCGTATGCCATAAGCCAGGTGCATTTATGAATATGTGGCAGACAGGTGGCCGTGCGGCGTCTAACAAGACTCCAAACTGGGAACTTGGTGTTCACATCGTATCTGAAGTTGGTTACAAGTTTGTAAACGCCAACAAATACGGTATGTTCACTGTATAATCTTAGTAAATTCAAAACCGGGAGAGGGAAACTTCTCCCGGTTTTTATACAAACAAAAAATAAAACGATATGTTATTTGATCTAAGCAACAACTCGCCTGTTGATATTCCAGGATGGGCGGAAGAAGAATTGAGAAACGAGTTTCCAGATTTTTTTCAAAACAAACGTCCAGTGGTTTTAAGAGTTAAGGACAGATATAAACTAAAGACGTATAAGGTTCCAAGTAATCAACCTGATTCAGAGCCTCGCTTGTTTATTCAGGCCCCCGGCCCATCTTCAATCAAGACAAAGGGAAACTTTTACGATAAAGAGACTGAGTCTGAATACACCCTGGCATATACAACTATTGCCCCAACAAACATAAACGGGGTAGTTAAGTACTCAAATTCTCGTATTGAAATTGCTGACGGTTTTTCAATTCAACCCCATCAAAAAGACCTTCTTTTCTACATTCACTATATGTGTCCAATCGTAGACAATAATAAGGCTATGCAGAAGTCAGTGGATGTAAAGTACGAGTATGAAATGAAGCATGTTGAGGCCAAGACAAAAATCAACGTGGCCAAGGCTGCGCGTGAGCTTGAGAACCTCATTTATTTTGATACTGATTACAAAAACATTTTGAAAGCGGTTGATGGCTTGGGTATGGCTCCACTTCATACCGAAGATGAGACACGCGTAATGCTTCACGATGCAATCAAGAACGGAAGCGAGACCTTCCGCAAAAACGCGTTTGAGATTCTCGGTTCATCAAAACCCGCTCAGACCAAGTCGTCAGAAGGCGAAAGTGTTCACGAGTTGGTAAACAGACTTTTGAGCGAGAATTTTATCAAAAATGAGGACGGAATGTGGTATATTCGCGACCGTAGAGGTGATGGAACAAAGTGGTTGAAATCACCATTTTTTGAGTCAGCGCAAACGGGTAGCGAAGCTGCATTTGCATTGATTGACCACCTCAAGGTAAATGAAGAATTATTAGGTAAATTAAGAAAACTATAAAAAGATGATTAGCACCGTATCCCTTTCGTTTGATTTATCATACGTAGATCCGATAACTCAGACCGTAGTCCCAAAGGGTATTGTAACGGACTCAACCGATTACATTGGTCTTGGACTATCACCTCTTTTGGGGAAACTAAAAGGGCTTGGTGTTATCAGTTTTAATGGCGACATCATCGTCAATGAGAATACTGTTGGAAACCCCATGATTGACTTAGAAATCTGGGATTTTGCCAATAATGGGGTTCCTACTTATTCTTTTGATTTACCACTTGACGTTAATGGAAACGTGGCAAATGGTATCTATACCTTCACCTATTCCCTGCGTGTTTTAGCAGATCCGTTTCTTGGGGTTTCCCTTGGTGGCGTGGTTACTGCTCCAAATGTGTTGACAGTTGCATCAAATGAATGGGTGTATCAGTTCCTAGAGTCAGGAAATGGAATCACTTTAATTGACGGAGCTACAACTGCTACGTCGTTGGTTTCAAGCACATCATACAATGATCCTGATAGTATTGTAATTTTAGCAACCCCTCCAGCCCCCGCTAACTACGTTATAACCTTTGAATTAACAAATGTTCAACTTAGTGGCGTTTATAGTTATTCGGGCTGTACGCAGACTACCGCTAGTGTAAACTTTGTTTACGATTGTGAGTATGACAACAGCGGCACTTGGGGTGTTTCAAATACAACTCAATTATCTTCTAATGAAGTCGTTAGCGATTTGAGTTGTACGATAAACTATCCATCATGGACTGGATTAAATCCAAACTTTAATCCTCAAGTTTTTACAACGTCTCTTCCGTATCCGACGCTACCCGAATCAACTCCATTAGCAACCGGCACATACGGTGTTTCATTGACTCAACAAATTCAGCAAACTCAAACAGATGGGTTAATTATTCTTTACACAACATCTGTGGTTAAAGAGTTCGTTGTAACCTGTTCGGGTTCGTTGTGTGGACTGTTGCCATGCATTGAAAACTTGCGTGCTGCACATCAAGCAGAACTCGTTAGGAATAGAGTGTCCAAGTACCAAGTATATGTAGACAATGTCCTCTTGTATGGTACACAGGCGATAAACTACAGAAGCTGTGGGGAAATCGACAAGTATAACGAGATGCTTGCTAACATTCAAGCAAATCTCGACTCTTCCGGATGCGAATGTGCTTGTTGCGACGACGAGACATATTACTGGGTTTCAAACAATTCGGCTAGTTCTGTAATTGACAGCTTACTCCAATCGTTTCAGTTTCGATTGTTTAATCTTACACCCCCCGGACCTGGATCTCCTACACAATATGATGACGAAAGCAAGGGTGTTGAGGTGGGCGCTTTGTGGGAAAACGTCAACACGAAATTGTTGTATGTCTGCACCAACAACTCGCTCAACAATGCTGTTTGGCAACAATATTATGACCCAAACGCCCCCTTCCCCGGATTTAACGCACAGTCTATTAGTTATGCAGGGGCGCCATTGTATCCGGGACCTACAAATGTGAAGGTCGCACTTGACGTCGCTTCTACAAACATAATAAGTCAAGGGGCGGACATTACAACCTTGCAGGGTGACGTCGTTACGCTTACATCAGCGGTTGCGGGGAAGGTAGACATTCCGGTTCCGCCAGTTGTAGGAGGAACTGCGACTAAGGTGACATACAACAACAATGGTCTTATAATTTCTGGTACAACGCTTTCGGCCTCAGATATACCGGCAGGTGTTGACGCTGCTAAGATTTCTACGGGATTAGTTAGCAATACAGAGTTTGGGTATTTGAATAATGTTACATCAAACATTCAAACTCAATTAAATGGCAAGCTTCCATTAAATCTTACCGCCAATACAACTCTTGACCAAAACAATTACGTTTTAACCTTTTTAACAGGCACTGCTCAGACCGATATAGCCAAGTCTCAGGGCGCAACAAGTTCTGCATCTGCCCTGACGGTACAGGCAAGAAACGCGGCTGCTGGCAATGGTTTTGGTAGTTCAGTACTGCTAAGTGGAAACATAACAGGTAACAGCACACAGATATCTCTTTCAAGGCTCTCTTCTTATTGGACAGATGCTGCCGTTGGCAGTTCCGAATTTTCATTGAGTACCACGAAGAGCAGTGTTGAGAGCGTTAAGCTTACTGTAAACTCAGATGGTCAGTTAAAATTAACCGAGTACGACGCAACAAATTTTGTTGATCCGTCGCCTGCATATATGCTCGGTGTTGACACGCTGGGAAATGTAGTTAAGTCTAACAATCCGTTAGTATATGTAGCCCTTTTGACCCAAACAGGTACATCAAACCCGGTCGTGACTGTTATAAAAAACACCACAGGTCAAACACTGACCTGGGATCGAGTCGGTGCCGGATATTATCGTTGCCTGACTACAGGCACTCCGTTTACTACCAACAAAACAATTATTACCATATCTTACGGGGCTGGCAGCACTGATTTTGTTGCGGGAATAAATAGCTACATAAATACCACCAGTTCAGCATACGTTTTAACAACCGGAATGGGTCCACTTGGAGCTGGACCGGCCGCTTATGCTGACGACTTGTTGGTAGCTGCTTCCGTTAAAATAGAGATTTACTCATAATGACTACTAACCTCGGTCAAATATATGATGAGCTTCTCTTCAGGGCCGGAAAGGATCTGAGGGGCGGCTACATCACGCCCGACGACTTCAATCGGGCTATCAAGATTGTCAATCAACGTTACTTAAACACGCTTGTGGACAACTTTGAAAAGGACCGAGAGATTACAAGCGACCTTCAGACGTTCATTAAGACTTTAGGTTCACCGCAGTACCCTGCAATGTCGTTTACTCCTGTGCTTCCAGGACGGCCTGAGCGCGGGGGCTACGCTACAATTCCTGCGGACATTTGGTATCAGGCAACCGCAAGTTTCCTTGAGCAACTCAACGAGCAATGTTCGTATGACACTAACTACCGCAGTGTTGAGTTTGTGAGCCAACACGAGTTTGACGCAAAGATGCGTAACTCAATCACAAGCCCGGTCGATAATCCTAGCGAGAACGACCCGATCCTTGTAACACGAAACGACAAATACTTTATCTATCCGTATATGCCACGGATAACCTTTACTTACATACGAGAGCCGATTCAGCCTGTATTTGACTACGATATTATTAACGGAATTCCCGTATATTTACCTCCGGGTTCCGTTCATACAACAGGTCCAAACGCTGGTCAACCGAGTTCGAGTGTTGAGTTCGAATACCCCGAAAGCTGCGTGGACCACTTGACTGACTTGATAAAAACCTACGTCGGTATTGGTAACGAGAACCAGTGGAACATTCAAACTCAAATGCCAAGTAAAGTATGATAACCAAGCGTCAGGCCATAGAATTAATACAGCACAGGTTGACTGGAGGAGATACTCCAGAGGACTTGCGTCGCTTGTACCCTCGTTCGATTATCTCTCGTGTTCTGAACCTAGCCCTTGCCGACATTGTATCACGCGATCCGTATGAGGCAAGCGATATGGCGGTTCCATACACCTTTACTATCGCTAATGACGCCAATGGTTACTATGTGACCTTGAGTCCGCAGCCCATCGCGGGAAGCATGGCAATATTTAGTGTGGAGGATCAGTCTACGGGTGACAACGGATATATAGTTCAGACCAAAGCTGAGGCCACAGCAATCAACATCCTTCGGGGTAGCAACAGGTCGGCGGCCATCCTGTTCAAGGACAAGCTCCGATTTAACAGAAAGCCTGAGGGAGATGTGACGGTTACGATGGTTCCCAACGTGTATCAGATGGATGACGACGACATCTTGGTAATCCCAAGCGACGAGACAGGCAAGGGTGAGATGATGCTGTTCCAGATGTGTTTACAGGTTCTTTCGAATCAAGGACTCCAAGACGATTTGAATGATGATGCTATTGATGCTCAAGCGCTTGCTCGTGACACCTCAAGATTATACAATAATCAATGACGATAAAGAACATAAAATACATCGCTACCTCTGCCCTGTATCGTCTTGGCAAAAATCCCGTTGGCCGTGAGTTGACGTGGATGACTCAGGTAGCTATCGACTACTTGAGCGAGAAGAGTCCGCTTGATGGCAACGTAAGCCTTCGGACTATTTACGGCAAGATTGACAACGGTGCGCGGGTGTTTACCATGCCCGGAGACTGCATCCGTATCTCTAAGGTGGGCTTGAAGTCGGGACGTCGCATTTGGACGCTAACTCCTGACACTTCGCTGACTTATCCTGAGAACTTCTTCCAATGCGAGAGTGACCAGAATGATGATGTGGTTCTTGACGGCTTTTTCCCGACAGGATACTTCGGGTATTTTTACAACTACCCAAGCTATACCGTGGGCGGCGGTCGCAACGAGAACTACTACCGAATAGATGGAAACAACATCATATTCAGCCATAGCATCCCGGAGGGACAGCTCGTAATTGAGTACTTCTCCAACGGCGCGGATGTGAACGAAAACACATTGATTGACACGGCCTACGCCGAGCCATTTCGCTTATATTTGATGAGTGAGTACTGTCTCCACAAGGGGAACAGTCGGGATCAGTCAAAGTACAAGGAACTACAAATTCAGTACGAGGCTGCTCAGTGGAGTGCGAATCTTTTGGTTAAGGCTCCACGACTCAGCGAGATGATTGACGCGCTTGCACAGAGTTCAGAATTTAACTTAGGATAATGGATTTTAACGAGATCATAAGTTTTGAGGGTGGTATCAATACCGACGACACACCACAGGGCGTTCCAAAGGGTGACTATCGTGAGTTTTCGTATTGCCGCTTGGGATACAACTCGGGCAACGCCTATGCCGTTGAAACTTCTGACGGAACTCTTGTTATCCCCAACGCGCAGATTGATGACGCGGATCAAATCCTAGGGGCTACCCCATGGTTAAAAAATAATTCAATTGTTTATTTTGTATTCAAGGCTGACCTTGACCATCAGATATGGGTTTACGACATTACTAATCAGACTCATACACTTGCTGTTCAAGGTTCTGAGCTTAATTTCAGTCGTGATTGGCCGATATTTCACTCTAATATCATAGATGATATTTTAAAGTGGACAGACGGACGTTGGGATCCTCAAATGTATGAGGCTGACGGAACTCGTTTATTCAACCCCCCATATCAGATAAACTTAGCAAAGGCATTGGAGTCTCCAACGCCAAACGGATATTATCCCGTAATTGACCTTCAAACTATTGACGCCATCAAGTGGCCGTTAGAGCCACCAATTGTTAGTTATTTTACCGACACAACTCGTCAAGACAATAAACTTCGAAATAAACTATTCAAGTTTATCATCCAGCCGATATATGAAAACGGCGAGGTGGGTGTTTGGTCAATGTACTCCAAGTTAGATTTGCCTGAGCAGTCAGAACTAATACCCGGTACAAACTGGGTTTATTTAAACAATGATAACGGGATAATAATTCAGTTCAATACAGGGCCGAAAATTATCCGTAAGTTTAATATAGCTGTACAGCAGTTTGATAAAAGTAATTTTGGTACAGAGCCTCCGTTTTCGGTTTTTCTTCAGTTAGACAAGGAACAGGATTCTATTTCAGACAACTCCATACACGCGATTAGTTACTATGGCGGCGTATCAACCGTTCCAGCAATGGACGTGTTTAAAAATTATGACCGCCTTCCGATCATTGCGGACTGTCAAGAGTATTTGCCTACTAACCAGTTAACTTACGTTAACTTTAGAGAGGGGTATAACAAGCCGTCCGAGCTGGATGAAGTTTTAGACGTAACGGTTGGATACAGTTTAAATGAGATACGCTGGAACGCATGGGCAGCACTTGATTTTGCAATTGATTACAACATTGGAGTTAACGCGTCTACAATAACAAGCGACACTAGTGATTGGGACGCCTTCGGTACATATGCGATGTTTCCATTTTCGGCTGGAATAATTTTTTATGGCCCACCCCCATCCAGTGTATCGATTAGACAGATGACGTATCAGTTGACACAATATGATATTGATACAGCACTGGCTTCTGGACCAAATATATGGGACTGGAATGTAGCCATAATGCAAATTATTGGCGATGCGTTCATGGATCAAATGGGGTATGCGAACGGCACAGCGGCAATATTTGGCTTGGCCGTAAGATATACATTCACCGCCGGACCTAATGTGGCCGGAGTCCCTTCGCCAAGGGTTAGGACAACAAGGCAAACACTGGCAACGCCATCATTAAAGGCGGGAGCAACGCATGAGTTTGGAATTGTGTATGGAGACAGGGCTTATAGGGACAGCACGGTATATACCGCAGACTCTATGAACTTGTTTGTTCCGTGGTTTTACGACATCGACAGGTCTGGACTAGATAATCCCGACAACCCGTTTACCATAAATGCTGAATTTACTATTGATCATATACCCCCTGTTTGGGCAACAAAGTATTGGATAGTTGCAAAACCAGCTACGGAAATTTTAAGTTTTGGTCAATACACAACAAACGCAAACGATTTATCGGCAGGCTTAACGTCTGGCTATATTTCGTCTATTACCTTAGATGACGACAACATAAATAGATACAAAATCAATATAGATAGGTATTATGAATCGCAGAATATTGGCGCAAAAATACAGCATGAAATCAAGGTAGGCGACAAGATAAGGTTTATAAGAAGGCGACTAGACGCCCCAGGAACCGACGCCTCTCAGGTAGCGTATTTACCATACCTTGAGTTAGACGTGGTCGATTACCAACCGGCAAGTGGAGAGGAGCAACGTCAAGTGGTATACACTAATATTTTTGACACCGGGCTCATAGAGTCTCCTGCGGGACTGGCCTCAGTTCTTAATCAATTATTCGGTCAGTTAATAGAGATATATACCCCCAGACCAGCTGTTGATGACACGGGAAGTATATTTGTAAGTACATGGAAGGATGTTAGTGAGGCCATAGATATAATCAATCCTTATACTGAGGATAGGTCACACGCATCCCCTATAGCTTACTATGTCCAAGTTGGTCAGGCTGCAAGTTATTTCCTGTACTTGTCCGGAGACCAATCCGAATTATTAAACACGGCTTGGAATGCTACCGTTTACAATTTAGACGGTACGACGTCCCAAGTATCAACAATAGTTATAGACGTTAGATATAACTCGTTTACGAACGTCACCACCTTAATATTGCAGGGTATAACACCTACATCAAACACGGCATTAGTTACCCTATATTACGTAAACCAGGTTGTAAACAACTTGGTAAGCACAACTCCCGCAACATTCACCTTATCTTATGGTGATGTTTATGTGAGACAAAGAAACTACCAGACCGGAATGGGCGGCGGATCTACTCAAGCGTATTATTTTATTGAGGATCCTAACTATTCAGACTATTGGGCTAGTAATATACATGAAACAGGCAGGATAAGAATAGAGGATCAAAACGCCAAGATGACTCACCGTCAGGCAACAGCAATACATTCCGGCACCTTTATATTAGGGACTCAAGTAAACAACCTTTCTTCCTTTGCGCTTGATAACGAGAACATAAAGGACATGAACCCTACGTTCGGTCCTGTGATCAAAGCCTTGATGTCGGGCCGCGAGGGTAAGACTCTAAAGTGCCTTCAACAAAAGAAGGAGAACTCAATCTACATACAGTTCTACCCCAACGAGGTTGGATCGGACTCAACGGTGCGCGTATCCAATGCGACATTCGCGTCCTGGTTCGACTACAAGAGCTTGTTTGGATGCTCTAATCCAGGCGCTACTGCTATTCTTCCTAACGGTGCTTCCATGTACTTTGACAACAACGCTGGTGTGTTTGTTTACTCTGGCGCTAATGGGCAGATTGTGGTGAGTGAAATAGACCAGGATAACGGCAAGGACTACAAATTCAGAACAAAGACAAAAGAGCTTGCCAAATCTTACAATGCGAGTGCCAATCCGGTGGTCAGAACATATATTAACGAGTCTGTTGGCGAGGTAGGTTTTGCGTTCCGATTTGACTCTCCTTACACAGGTGTTGTCTATGGGGCTTATGATGGAGAATTTTTGCCATATTTTAGAATAGATGGTGACGTTTCGTATCTGTATGGGTATGACATTGTACTATTCTTTGAAGAAAGCGGTAATTCATATAGTGGAAATATCAACTATGTTTTTTATGACGAAGAGTCAAATTACACCTTGATTGGCATTGAAGACGTGACTCCAAGTATAGACGACTATAATCAGCCAGGGTATTACTACACGGCCAGCGGACTATCTTACGATCATGTGGTGTTTGACTACGTAAACATGAGGTGGAGGTCAACCTATGACTATAACTTCCAGCAGTTCTGTAACCTTGGACAAACTCTTGTTGGGTGGGGTGTAAACAATCAGCTTTACGTCCATAATCAACCAGAACAGTGGACCTTCCACGGCGATTCGTTTACTCAAAAGGTATCTTTTGTTTCCAATGAACAACCGTTGATGCTCAAGCGTTATCAAGACATATCCTTAGTATCGGATGATTTATTTTCGATATCAGCTGAGTCAGAACCTAACCGAAGTTATCCTTTGGGAATGAAGACCACCATGCCCACAAACCTAATTAGCACGTATGAGGGCTACGGCAAGGTAAACTATCGTAAGAATCTTTACGACCCCAAGTTCTTCAACAACAACAATACCTGCTCTTCATACTACAACCCGCCCTCCCAGCTTATAAATGGGTGGGTGTTTGACTTTGACCAGTCTACGCTTGTGGGGCAGGTGGTAACAATACTTCAAGCCGGGGGAGATATATTTACGGGCGAGGTTTTAACCGCTGTTTACTACCCTATTAACGACTGGACCCTAGTAACATTGCAGGGACAACAGCCGGACAGTAACAACATTCCAGGCACTTGGTACTACAGCGACATCGCTATGTGGAACGGAGAAGATATAAGGGCGAATGCTTTAACCCACACGTTAGAGTACGACCCCACAATTAATAATACAGGTTCCGTCCTTGTATCGGTTGGAATCAAAGGTGTTTTATCTTAAATTTGCCAATCGTCTAATCTAATAAAGAAAAAGATATGCCCATACCGTTAGCTTTAATGGCTGCGCCAGCCGCCATACAAGGCGCAACATCATTAGCACAATTTATTGCGGCAAGGAAAGCTCAGAAAGGTCTTGGCGAAAGGCCCGACTATGAAATACCAGAGCCCGCAAAGCAGGCGCTTGGCATTTCGCAACGTCTGGCCTCTTCTTACGAGATGCCGGGCGCTGGGGCAAGAAGGTACTCGCAGGATCTACAGAACCAAAGGTTTGTGGCCGCTGCGTTACAGGCGGGAAATAGTCAAGACGCAATGGCGATGCTTACGAAGGGGTTGGAAGGGGCGCAGATGGGCGAGCTTGATTATTCACTACAATCTGCCCAAAACTACCAACAAAGGCAGCAGGACCTGCAACAGGCTCTTGGAACTTATGCGGGATATGAAGACATGAAGAGTGCCGATGAGTTGACCGCGTTTAATGAAGAGTCTGACAGGATAGCCAAATTAAAAGGTGCCGCCTTAGAAAACATGATAGGGGCTGCTCAAGGGATTGGCCAGATGGGCATGATGAGCATGATGTATGGGGGGGCGGGTGCTGGCACAAAAGGCTCTATGGCTGACGCGTTTACCAAGTCTTCTGATTTGCCTAGTTCTTTTGACCACTCCAATATGTCCGGCAAGGACTTGATCAAGTTCATGATGCAAGACAGGCAAGCACCTCCCACAGCGGGCGCTCCTGCTTCAAGGGCAACCCAAGGAACATATTCGCCTTCATTTGGCTTAGGTAATAGGAGGGGTAAAAATCCAGGCATGTGGGACGAGACATTCCCTGGCTTATATTCTGGCCTAGGCATGGATAGTTTTTCAATACCAAATTTAAAAAAGTCAGGCGGCTATGGGCTTAATAACTTTAACTCTGGTTTTTTTAATAACGACTTAACTAATCCGGTGTACTAAAAATGGCAACGCCAATACAAGCAAGAGTGGGGTCTGAGGGCGGTGGTGACGCCACCGTGTTTGACACGTCTCAATTTTATACGCAGATGTACAACATCCAGAAGGATGTTTTAAGTGAGCGCGATAAAAAGAAAAAAGAACTTGAGCGACAGCAGAAGACTTGGAACGCCCTTTTAGAAGACCCCGGCGATGTTTGGCAGGCGGACTATGAGTATGTTAACAAGGCGGTAAATGAGTACAACGACTATATAATCGACCTCCGCTCCCAGGGCATCGATCCGGAGACAATGGACGCAAACATAATGCGTAAGATGAAGCGGCTTGAGGGGGAGATACGCAAGGCAACATCTGCCGCTAAAGAAAACAAGACATACTCCGACCAGTCCTTTAACATACTTAACCAGGACAAGCAAAACAAGTATAATAAAGACTACGCCACCGACTGGTTAAAAAAATATGCCGACCCAAAATTAACCCCTCAAGACAGGGCAAAAATGCGTATAGAGTCAAACCCGTTCAAGGTTAACTACGACCTGATTGAGTTTACGAAAAATACGATACCAGAAAAAGAGGTGATTGTGGGCAAGGACAAGAAGACGACGCAGCGAAACAGGGAGGCACATCGCGCAGTTGTGTTGGATTACGTAATGAACGACCCGCAGGGGCAGGACGTGTATGAGTCGCTTAAAAAACCAAACGAGACAGAGCTAGAGTTTTCGGAAAGGGTAGCGGCAAAGGGGCAGGAACTTTTTCCTGTCAACGAGGAGCCTATTAAAAAGGGCACCTCCAAGGGTTCATCTAGCGGCACGTCTTCGAGTTCAAAGACAAAAAAGCCGACCGTTAAGGTACAGAGCAGAGACACAGACACGTTGGACAACAACGGGCAGCCCAAATATGACCAAAGCCTGTCGTACAACAAGTTGTTGCTTGACAACACACCCCCGGTTTATGTAGTCGCTGATGACGGCACAACAAGGGTAAAGGACTTCATCCCGTCGGGCGGCTTTAAGATCAGGCCAGATGGCCACGTCGAGGCTGTCGGTGAGGGTAAAAGCGAGGCCGACAACAGCTTGGTGGAGGTCACTATAAACTATGGCAAAAACCAAGACCAGTTCAATATAGCCGGATATCCAGACATGTTTGTTGCCTTTCAGAAGGGGAAAAAAGATACCGGTTCCAAAAAGACAATTAAAAGATCTGAAATACAAGGCAAGGCAACGGCTGCTGGATATAAAAACGTAGCTGAATACGAGGCTATACTCAAAAAAAATGGTGTAACAATTACAGAGGATTAATAGCATGGAAGAAGAATTTGACGAGTTCGGGGTTCCGATTAAGCCGTTGGCCAATGAGTCAAAACCAGCCAAGCCAACGACCGCTAAGGTCGAGGTCGATGAGTATGGCGTGCCTATAAAAAAAAAAGAGGGTACTACACCAGGTTCAGAGCAGCCTGTACAGCCTTCTGCGACGAGTGGCGGTCCTGATCAGGCCTCTGTAGACAAGCAAAAGACACTTCTTAGCAATGTAAAGAGGCTATATAAAAACTTCTTAAATGATGCAGACCAGGCGTTGAATGACGGCTGGGATGTGGACTATACCAAGAAGCACTTTAGCGACAGGCGCGGCCAAATCAGCAGCATGCTTGACGAGATGGACAGTCTCGGCGGAGATGACGTGCGTAAGTGGACGTCTGGCATGCGCTCCGCGATGGAGAACAGTCAAAACAATGTTGTCGCCCAGCGTGATTCTTACCTTAGCTACTTCAGCGACCCGGAAAACTTGTACGCAGAAGATAAAGGCAACAGGGAGTGGTTTTCCAAGAATGTCAAGGAGGTTGAGGGTATTTTAAGTGGCAGACAGGCGGCCAACCCAAAGGAGGGTTTGCCGTCCGTTAAGGTGCCCAAAAAGAAAGAGTTTGGCAAGGGAGAGGTTCCGTCGTTACGTGAAATTGTGCAGAAGCCTCAAGCCGAAATGTTTAAACCGGAAGAGGATGACTACACGAGCGAAAGGTTAAAAATCGCCGCGTATCAGGAGGCTAACGATAAATACAAGGACCTCGTAGGGCTTACAAAGAATGTCACGGTAACCACCAACAAGGCTGGCAACACAGAGATCGGTAACGTTGTCGTGGACTATAATCTACTCATCCAGAACGAGGAGATGTGGAAGAAGTATGTTGGCGAAGATTTGCCGTGGCCAGGTGGCGTATACGAGCCAAACCCACAGAAAAGGAAAGATATACGGCTAGAGGCTGAAAATCGTATCAAGCAAAAAATTCAGAATGCCAGCGACAATGTAGGCGAAACCCTTGACACCAAGATTATAGACAAGATAGTTGAGGAAAACTTTAACGAGAAAACATTCGCCCACTTCTTAAAGGCCCCGGACGAAGACATCACGCAAACAACTGTTGACTCCAGCAAGTTGGATGAACAGGTAAGAAAAATAATCGAGCAGTATGGCCTTGACCCAAACGGGTCTGCTGTAAGCATCCTGTATGACAAGGCCAACGCTGCGGTACAGAGCCAGTCCACGCAATATGACACCGACGAATACTTTAAAGAGGAACACCCGGAGGCGTATGCGCTCAGAGAGAAGTACAAGAGCGGTAAGTTCCAAGAGGAAATAAACGCAAGGTACATATCCGATATAGAGGCGATGTACAGCCAGTACGAGTCCCAGGCAAACACCGAGATTGACGCTATTGTTTCTGTCGCTAAAAAGCAGGCCGACCAGCTTGCTATAAAATATAACGAGCAGACTGACGCAATAAAGCAAGAGGTCAAGAAACTGGGTGAGGACTATCAAAACGGCGTCATTGATGAGCTGACCTATAACGACGCTTTCAACAAGTACAACCAACAGCTTGCTGAATTAGGCGATGCCTTCCAGGCCTTGTTGCCGGACCAGTCCCAGTTGATGGAAGAAGCCAACAAGATATACTCGAGGTACAACAGCACCTTTGAGATGAGAAAGGCTGAGATGGTAAAGAGGGCTGACGAGGAGTTGAAAAAGTATGCCGCTGGCATCCCAGAGGAGGACCTCAAGACTATCAACACGGCTTATCAGATGTCCTTTGACAAGGCAATGTCTGAAAGGAATAGTGAGCTGTTCAAGCAGATGAAGATGACCCAGCAGGAGTCGGTAATCCCGCTGTATATAGCCCGCCGTTCGTTCATGAACGGGCTAGGTTCGTTTATAAAAAACATAGGCAACTACACTGACAGTCAGGACCTTAAAGTGATGGGTGAGACCATGCAGAACGAATGGAGTTCTGCCGCCCCTAAGGTGAAAGACATTGGCTTTAATGCCGACGACTTGTACTACAACAGCCAAATCGCGTTAGGCAACATGGGTGGCAACATGGCCCCGGCATTGCTTGGCACGGGGCTGGTTAGCTACTTCTCTGGCGGGGCCGCTACCGGACAGGCCGTAACCCTAATGGCTGGATGGGTAGGGAACTGGGCAAGTGAGACCATGTCAATAGCGGGCGAGAATGGCGCCGCTGTTTTGGCGAAGACTGGCGACGTTAGGCGCTCTGAGCAGGCCGTGTCGAGAAGCATTGACGCCCAAAAGGACCTGTTCTTTACATACGCCATAGACGGCCTTCCATTTACAAAGGGCGCATACAGGCTCGTGTCTGGTTGGGGCAAAGGGCTTGGTGCTGACATATCGGGGAGGGCCGCAAGGGCTGTCGTTGGCGGAGCTGTTGAGGTGTTACAGGAGACTTTCCTGCAAGAACTGCCACAGAATATTGCCCAAGAAAATATAGTAGAGAAAGAACGCGATCCATGGACAAACTTTGGCGAAATGTATTCCAGGGAGCGTATCAAGGAGACCCTTGTGGGCGTTGCACCGATAGGTATCCTGGGTTTCATTGGCGGCGCAAGGACTGGCTCTTTGGCCCAGCAGCGAGTAGACGAGGCACAGGCGTTTAACGACAAGGCAACCCTTGCCGGTGGGTTTGAAGACCAGCGACGTCAGTACTTACAGGGGCTTGTGTTTGAAAAGAACGAGAAGTACGCAAGGGGTGTGGTGTCCTCACTGTATGCGACCGGCAACATAGACGTCAACGAGGCGGCCCAGATGCAGGAGCAGATTACGGACGCGAACCGGATAAAACTTGCCGCAGACAACGCCAAGCTCAACACAAGCCAACGCAACGTGTATGGGTTCTTTAGTGCCCGGGCGGACGAGGCAAGAAGGAACGCGGACAAGAACTCAAACGACCCTATCCTCGAGAAGATGTACCGCCAACAACAGGCTCAATACGAGCGTGTTGGTGCGGAATACTTGCAGGGAAAGTCGCCAGACATGCTTACGCTTACTTACGCGGACGGCACGTCCATGATGATGACCCCGGAGGACGCCAAGGGGCTTAGCGAGAACAAAGATTTTTTAACCCTGTTGGCCAAGAAGCGTGTTAGCGTTTCGGGATACGGCAACACCCAGCCTATACTGGACCAGTTGCAGACAAGTGTAAACAACCACGAGACGTCTACCACGTGGAAGCAGAAGGCTGAGAAATTGACCGGCATGGTCAAGTCTATAGTTGAGCCACGCAGGGTGGATATTGAGGATAAAAAGCCTATGCCTACCGAGGCGGCACAAAAGCAGGTTGATCAGAACTACAACAACACTGCGGACCTCTTGAAGGCAATGAAGGCCGGGGACCAGTTCCTGACGACGGTAATTGGAAACCCCTTGTGGGGCAAGTTGGCTGATGACAAACGGAATGCGATAACTTCGCTTTCTGGCCAGATGGCCAAAGACCGTCAGTTGATGGCCGACAACGATTCGGAGTCAAACGAGTACAAGCAAGCAAAGGAGAGGATTGCCGCCAATGAAAAGGCGGTCTATGACATATTAAACGGTAAAGTAGATGATACGAAAAACATCACGGGGGTACCAGGTCAAGTCGGAGTCGGGCAAAAACCTGTCGAAACCCAACCTGTCGAAGGCGCAGGCACAGAAACGACTACAACAGGTGGAGTACTTCAAGAAGAAGAAGTAGCCGACCCGCGCCAGAGGGTCTTAAACTCTATCACGGAGCAGGACTTCATCGACAACGCCCCGGCCATAACCACCCCAGACATTGAGCGAATCAAGTCAGACGACGCATCTAAACAACAGGCCGCCGAGAAGGCGCGAAAGGAGGCCGAGTCAGCATATGCTTACCTGGACGGACAGAAGACAGCTAAGGAGTTCCTTGCAGACAACGGCTACGACGTGGAGGGCATGAGCGATGAGGACGCTAAAAAGTATGCGGACTCTGACGCTGAGTACTGGAAAAACAAGCTCACAGCTGAAGAGGCTAAGGGCGGCAAGAAGCCGACAAAGGCTAAGAAACCGGGCCGCACTAAGGGGGCTAAGATTGCCCAGAAGGAGCAAGAGAAGATGGACCTGCTCGAGAGTGGTGTGCAGTCAAGCCAGGAGAGGATTAAGCAGCTTATAGCCGAGGGTGCCACGCCAGACCAGGCGTATGCCATCACCGAGGCCGAATGGAAACAGACCGAGGACGGCAAGAAATATGTCGCCCTACAGGAAGAAATAGCCAAGATGTCTCAAGAGAAGGAGCCCGCGCCGTCTCGTAAAAAGAAGGAGCCAGAGCCCCTCAAGATGCCAGAGATCCCAACAGGCGGGCAGCAAAGGATCGCGACAATCAACAGCCTTGAAGAGGCCGTGTTTAAGAGCGCGACGGGGGAAAGCGATATGAGCCTTGAGGAGGTGAACCAGGCCCAGGCGACTGTAGCCGAAATGAAGAAGCAGAACAAGGAGGGTGGATTAAACGAGGCAGAGCTTGCCATGAAGAAGGCGCTTGGCGAGAAGGTTGTCACAAGGTCTGACGTGGACAAAATGGTCAAGGAAAAGAAGGTGAAGGAGAAGTGTCCTCCTAAATCTAAAAAGGCTGAACACGGCATGTCGTTCGGCTTCAAGCCCGGCGGCAAGTGGCAAGTCGTTAAGAACTTTAAAGGCAAAAGCCACGAGAACGGGGGTATAGACATCGAGGTGATTGGCGGCAAGTTGAAGTACACCGACAAGGATGCCAGCACCAAGGCAAAAAACGGCATGTATTGGACAATGAAGGGTGTCGATAGTGACAAGAAATGATGTAAATTACGCCCCAATTGATGTAAGGGCTTATCCCTGGTAACACAATGGAAAAGAAACTGTTAGAAGTAGAAGGTGGAGAGATGGCCATATCCTCATCCAACGGGATCATGGCCATCGTTCCAAAAAACAAGGTTAGTTGGGTTAGAAAAAAACTTGACGAGGGTTGCCATGAGTGTATAGACTCGTTGATAGAGACCCTTCCTAGCTTTGATGGGGACGGGCAAATGGCTGAAGATGGGGTTGCCTTAGACACAGACCCGCCAAAAAAGAGACTGTTCCGTCGAGACCCACAGCAACTGTTTTACGAAGACGAGACCGAGCCGGGGACCGACACGTATGTGTCCCAATACTCAACAAACCCTGTCGAGATAGTGGCCGAGCGCGGGAAGCCAATGAGCGCGTTTCAAAAGGCTATGTCTCACCTCAACCCTAAGAACTGGTTCCTTGAGGACTACAGCGACCAGATTACCAAAGACGACGCATACGCTAAGGCACGTGCGGCAGGTCAGGTAGAGTACATGTATCGAGGAAGGCGTTACAACACCAAAATGGAAGGGACGCCAAAACAACAACTTGAGTGGTCTGGTATAACAGACGAAAGGATACACCGGGGTGTAAACAGACCCGGCGATGGGTTTGGGGTAGGTGCTATTAAGGAATTTACGGAAGGAAGGCTTGAGGAAAATCTTGACCCCATTAGTTATGAGGACATGGAGTCAAGGTTCTTTAGCACTGTCTTCTTAAACAAAAAGGAGGCGTCCAGGGTAGCAAGAGATGCCATGGACGAAACTATGGCAAACAGGGCCTACATGGGCCCAAGGACAGACGCTTTTAACCTGTACGTTGGTAAGCCTCAAAAATATAACACGTTTTCCGTGTCGGACTATAGGCCCTCCAGGGGTAGTGAAAAAGATGCGACATACTATTCATTGAATAAGTTTAAGGAACCCGCAATTGCCAGAGACCTTGTTGAAAGATATGAAAGAGACATACAAGACATAAACGACCAGATTGCCTTTAGGAAGTTAACTGAAGACCAGATAAAAGACCTAAAGAAGCGACATCTATATTTTGAGGACTTGAAAAAGGATGGCGTGATAACGGTTGGTTCGGCAGACGTGAGTGCAACAGTCAGAGACTTGGGAGACTTTATTGAGCAATACGACAAGTCTAACCGTTCAATGTCTATGCCACGGGGGCAAATAGAAGTTTTAAGGGATTACGTGAGGCTGATGAATGAGCCAGAGTTGGCCGAACGAATGGGGAAGGGAGACCTTTCCGAAGAGGACCAAGCGGTTTTGAGAGAGCTAAGAGATTTTGGAGAGACGATGACGGCATATGATCCGGCTACAAAGTCTTTTAGGTACACCGACTCGGCAGGATGGGCCGGTGTAATGGGCAACTTTAACGTAAGCAAGGGTGTAGACCCGCAGACCGGAAGGGCTTATGTCGCATACAGAGACCTGTGGGACTTACAGCCGGCTGACTTTGGTAAGCCTTACGAGATTTATGATAGAATTTATTTGGACCAAATAAAGCCCAGGGAGTAACCTTTAATTTTTAAGTTATATAATGGCAAAAGGCTGCGTTTACATACTACAATCAGGCAAGGATGCGGGGAAAATCTTTGGTTCTAAGGACTCCCTTGCCGCGCACATGAACTACACCCCGGCCATGGCCGACTTGATGGCCAAGTACGAGAAGACGGGTGGCAAGATGGACGCGGGCAATGTGACCAAGTGGTTGACCGACAACGGTTACTTGAAGGCTGAGGCTAAGAAGCCAACTACAACAGGTGAGGATATTAAATCTTTCTTCAGCAATATTGGCAACCAAAGTTTAGCAATCATGGAAGCCGATATACTTAAAGCTGGTAAGTCTGTTATATCTAATATATCTAAAGCTACTTCTGAGCAAAGAAAAAAAATAGATGCTGATATAGAGCAACTTAAAAATAAATATCCCGAAAGGAATATTACGAGCAAGGTTGAAAATGGTAATTTAATTGTTGAAAGCGGAGTGGCCGCCCCTAAGACAACCCAAAAGCCAACAACTAAGAAAGAGTTCCCAAAGGCCCCGGTCACAGACGCGGTAAAGGCTGCGCTCAAGAGCGTGGACAATACCACGGTGGCCATCATGAACCTGGCAAAGGTACTCCCGACGGTATACGAGTCTATCACCAAGCAGGTAAAGACAACCCTTGGCAAGCCTGTCTCACAGCAGGTGGCCGAGGCGTACCACAACGCGGTAGAGAACGGCGTGGAGCCAGAACTGGTAGCGGCGGTAGAGAATGCTGTAGCATTACAGGAGCAGATGAAGTCCAAGCCAAGCCTGGCCGACGACATCGAGACGGCAGAGACCTTGGAGATGGACGGCGTGCCTAACGGGGTACGCGTCAGCAACAAGTCGTCTTTGGCCGACCTGGAGCGCAAGCATGCGGGGAACGCCACTAAAAAGGCGACCATTGCCATGGCCCGTGCGGCAGCCAAGACCCTCAAGTCTGTGTTCCCGATGATGGACATCCACCTGCACGAGAACACCTCCGACTACAACAACGCTATGGCTAACCTTGGCGCACAGCAGAACAGCGCGGGTAACTTTACATACAGCACCTCGTCCGATGGAACGGTCGTTGGTCGTATCGACATCAACCTAAACAGGGCTGTTCCACGCACCGTTGTACACGAGGTGAGCCACGCGATAATGCTCAAAACCTTTGGCGACAGTTCTCCTGCCTTCCTTGAGTTCCGTAACAACCTTGAGAAGATAATATCAAAGTCCGGCAACGCGAGACTGTCAGCCTTTGCCGACAAGTACAAAGACATAGCCGACGACATAGGCCAGGCGGAGGAATATCTCGCCGAGCTGGCCGGTATACTGTCCGACAAAGAGGCTCCGCTTAGTTATGGCGTGATTCGCCGCATCGCTGAGATGATCAACAAAGCGGTGTCTACCATAACCTTTGGCCGTATCAAGCCTTTTGAGGACTTGCAAAACCAGAAGGAGACTCTTGAGTTCTTTAACAGCATTGCACAAAGCATTAAGACCGGTAGCTCACTTGAAAATCTTATGACGGCCGAGCCGTATAGCACGTCAATAGCTATTGAGGTTGATCCAGATGGAACCTTTACGAAGTCAAGTATCAAGACTAAAGCGGCAATAGGCGATTACATCATACCCAAGGGTAAGAAGGATTTGGCAATTGCTACCGTGCCTACAAAATCACTTGCGGAAGTTATTAAGGAATACAACGGTCGTGTGGTAATCATTACTAGCGACGCTACTGGATACGGTGTGGATAGTAAGGGACGTGAGATTTATGGTGGACCTGGGTTTGCAAATAATTTGAAGAATGTTCTTGACGAAATTGGTTTTGCAAGTTTGAACATAGGTACGGTTAAGTCAACATATACCGCCGCAGAAAATATTTATGGCCAAGGCAAGACTCTTGTTTTGATCATGGTTCAACCACCTCATACTACAATAAATAATTCCTATGGTACTCGATACTTCATGGAGTCTCTTGTTAAAATTGCAAAAAACAAAGATTGGCAAGATGTAAAAAATGATATAAAAACCCGCATTTCAACACTTAATAAAATTACGAATGAGATTGGAGATGAAAATGTTGCAAAAATGATGGCGTTTTTTGACAAAATAAATTCAAAGTCAGATCCAGATGCCTTAACTGAGGAGTATCTAAATTTTACAACATTCCCAGCCAGATCTGTAATAGCTAAAACATTGATGTTTGATCATCCCGGAAAGGGCGTGAGTGTAAATACCGCAAAAAGTAAGTTAGCATTTTTAGATATTGGTGTTACTATTTATGATTTCTTAAAAGAATACGGAGATCAAACCATCCTCACAGAGGATATGATGAGGGAGGATATAGGCGGGTTTGTTGTGGCTGGATTTGAAATTGATGTCACGGATAAAGACACTAGAGAAAAATTAATAGTTGAGACTCAAGGAAAGGGTATAGCACATCCATTGTTTAATGCCAAATTACCTGGTACTAATCATTTTGTATTAGACGGGCTTTATGGCGTGAACGAAAACTTTGCCCGCTTTTCAAAAACAAACACTGAAATTGCATTACCAACAAAAGAACGCGACCAAATGGTTCGTGAAATATATACAAAAACAAGCAATTATGCTAAACCTATACAAAGTAAAATAAATGCAATAGCTCAAGATCCAGCGTTGTCTGACGAAGAAAAAAATGCTCAAATAGAAAAACTTAAAATTTATACGAATCTATCAGTAACTAAAAAAGTTGAGTTTAAGGAAAAGTACTTATCAAAAATAAAAGGTGCTTTAGTTACTGTAATGCCCAATGTAGCAACAAGTGTTGCACAAGGTATAGGATTTATTCCCGAAAAAGGCGCTGAAAAACGTATAGAAAAAGCAGAATACACAAAATCCAGAGAACTTCCACCGTCAAAGATCGCAAACAAGGCCCAGATTGCAATCAACGAATACGAAGAGGCGCCAGCCAGCGAGAAGCCGGTACTGAAGAGCAAGGCTCAGCTTGCCGTGTTCGACGAGACAGGCTACGTGTCCACAGAGTTTTGGGTAAACAACTTGAGTGCCAACACCAAGTACCTAGACGGCGTGATCAAGTCCATCCTGGACGCACGCAGTGTACTCAAGAAGGGGAAGGTAAAGCCGGAACAGGTCGTGAAGGCGTACATGATAACGCTCGGCTCTATGGGCAGCGGCGGCACGTATTATGACAGCTGGAAGGAAAAGACAGGTCAAACAGTTAGCGACCTATTCTTGGAGAAAGAAAAAGGGCGCGACTGGTTAAGACCGGAAGGTGCAGCCGCCGCATACCTTGTGACAGACGAAGGTAAAAAGTTAGTGGACGACATGATTGCGGGCACGGCCAGTGCAGTGCAGATTAAAAAACTATTTGACTTTATTGGCGTGGGCCGCGAAACACAAAAGGCTGGATACGCAATCAAGTCAATGCAAAACGGTGGCATAAAGGCCATGACCGACACGTTCAACGAGAACAAGGGTAAGGACTTCGCTCAGCTGTACCAGGCCGCTATGGACAACCTGGAGGGTATAGGCGAGGGCAAGACCGGGTTCTTCAACCAGTACTTTGGAGTGTCTGGACGTGCTGTGATTGACGCCCGCGAACTGAATGCATGGATCGCAGGCAGCATGAAGCTCACCCCGGAGCAGACCAGGGCAAAGGAAAAGGCAGCGTCCAGCAAGGCTATCGGAGACATGCTGTTGAAGCGTATCGAGGAGGTCGGACTGAAGCTGGGTTACTCTGCGGACATGGCTGGGTACATCGCACACCACGCGATTTGGGACGCTGTAAAAGGATCCGTAACTACCCACGAGGGTGAATACGCCGTGGTGTCTGGAAAGGCGCCCATCAAGTCAAAGGTGTCCATCAAGTCGAAGGCACAAATCTTCGGCGAGACAGGAGCCACGAGGATGGAAAACGCTGAAAAGGTACTCGATAACCTACAGGTGGCAAGGGACATGGAGGCCAAGTTTGAAAAGGAGGAGCGCACAATGAGGTTTGTTGGCCCGTCAAAGTCGGCTGAAAACGCTCAGAAGATTAGGCTGGCTACTGGATGGGAGAAGGGTGCAGACGGTATGTGGAGATTGGAGATCCCAGACGGTCAGCTCAAGCCGATTGACCTTGATAACATGTACAAGGACGGCGGGGTTCCAAAGGCATATCTTGACGAGATATACGACTCCAAAGAACTGTACGAGGCTTATCCAACCGCAAGGGACCTACGGGTGTCTTTTATTGAGGCCGATGATTATAAGGGATCCTACAATCAAAAGGAAGGTCAAATAGAATTGGCTATCAACAATTTTGATGAGCCGATGGATATGTTGTCTACTCTACTGCACGAGGTTCAGCACCACATACAGTACGTGGAGGGATTTGCAACAGGTTCAAATACTTCCACTGTCGTTAATAAGATCATGTCTGAGATTCAACAAATAAACAGACAGATAGATACGGTCAAAAAGGAAAAGAAGGAGCCGGGTGCAGATGTTGGTAAGTTGCAAGAAAAACAAGCTGTCCTTGAGAACAAAAGCAAAAGACTCAACGAAAAGGTGTCAGAAAGCATCATGGGCGCAATGGCCAGGATGAACGTCGAACTCAAGGGACCAGAAGAACAAAGGGCCTTTGTGAACCTGGCACTAAAGGATAGAGACGTACAGAGGGAGTTATATATAAAGGTGGCTGGAGAGGTAGAGGCTAGGAACGTACAAAAGCGTATGGGCCTTAGCGAAGAGGAGCGCATGAATAAACTCCTATCTTCAACAGAGGACGTCCACAGAAGTGACCAATTGGCTTTGGGAGCCGCATTGAAAGGGGAGACGCCAACTCTCAAGTCAAAGGCCCAGATGGCACCCGTAGAGGAGACGGCTAAGGCGTTGGATGAGGTAGGAGAGGCGACTGTTAAGGCTAAAATAGATAGTTTATCGGAGTCTTTAAAAAAGTCTTTTGATCAACAAAAAGCCAAAATAGAGGCATTAGGAAACGCCTCCACAGATAAGGATTTAGAATCGTATACTAACTTAAAGTCTGCAAGCAGACAAATTGATCGTGTTGCTAAATACGGATCTTTCCCAATAGGCTACGATACAATAAGAGACGAGTTTTCAGACGTAGACAAACAAATTGAAAAACCAGAGGCCAAGTATAAAAACGGGAAGCAAATTGGCAAGGAGGATTTTGGTAAAACATATGAGGTTGAAGGCAGTGGTCTTTTATATAGAGGTGTATCAAAAGCCGATTATGAGAGAATAAATAAACAAGGGTTTATTGATACTGATATGAGGGGTGCAATTAGTCGTAGAGAGGGTATGAACTTGGCTAAGGATCCTGCAACATCTGCTAGTTACCTCCCTAATAATGCTGGCGGATACGTCATAGCTATAAACCCAAAGGGATTGAATCTTTTTGGTACAGATGCTGACAATTATATAAGAACACGTGATGTTGTACCTATTGAAAACATTGTAAAGGTTTCTGAGTATATCGCCAAAGATGATATGGGCTCGTTTTTTATGGATTCAAAACTTAATGAATCTATATCTAACGCCTACTACAAGGCTAAAGAAGACGGCTCCAACCCCGAACTTGTAAAAGCTGTTGAAGACCTAATCGGTAAGCCAGGACTCAAGACCAAGGCCCAGATGGTGGACAACAACGCCAAGGAGGTAGCCGACCTTTATGCCGAGATGCGTGAGGGTGGTGGATGGGCTGAGCGCCAAAAAATAAACGCTATTTTGGACCAAGACCCCAAACTATCGTACATTTACAACAACTTTAAGGCCATCACTCAGATGCTCGAGGATGCCAAACTTTTAACGAAATCCGGTAACTGTCCATGACACCAAACAAGTTAGATAAAGACGTAGTAGACCTACTGTTGCCTCGCCTCAAGGACGAGTACAACGCATTTTATTTTTACCGCGCAGCCAGCAACTGGTGCCAGGGCGTGGGTTACTTCAAGGCCGCAGAGTTCTTCGCAAAGGAGTCTGAGGACGAGCTAGGCCACGCAAAGAAGATCGAGCAGTACCTCGTGGACTGGAACGTGGACCCGGAGCTTCCCACCGTGGAGCGTCCGCAGATTGTCTTCTCTGGCCTCATGGAAGTTATTGAGAACGCCTACACGATCGAGTACGCACTGTACGAAGACTACGAGGGCACCTCAAAGGAGATGTTCAAGAAGGACCTGTGCGTGTTTGACTTCCTACAGGAGTTCCGCATGCTACAGAAGCAGTCAGTCGCCGAGTATAGCGACAAACTCAACATGCTCGAGGGTGTGGACGGCAAGGACAAGTTCAAGTTACTTTTGCTAGAGAAAAAGTTATTCTAATTGAATGGCAAAGAATCCCTGTAAGATATTCTTTAAGGACAAGCCTGGCGGCACCGCCACTGAGTACACTTATGATGAGTTCATGAGTATGCTCAAGGATGGGAGGTTGATAGACTTTATAAACCAGGGCCTGCTTGACGAGGGGCGCATGCGCGGGGAGAACCCGTTCATCGCGGCTGAGCCACAGCCGGTGAAGCGAGTCGATTTAAAGTCTATGGTAGGGAAGGGCAAGGCCCTCAAGACCCTGTTGACCAGGGCTGTACTAGGTGACAACGACAAGCGTATCGTTGATGCCTTACGTAAGACCGGTCTTGACCGGGACATTTTGAAGCTTACCGATGCAAGGGCTCGTGCTGAACAGTTTGTGGAAAAGGTTGGCTTTGACGCGGCCTACCAGGCGGTGTCTGACCACGCCATGAACCCCGGGGTGGCCTCGTACGTCTATGCAAACCTTATCGACAGGCTAGAAAAGGCAAAGCTTATTTCGCAGGAAGACAGCGGCATGGACCCACAAGAATATGTGGAGGCTCTAAACGACCTGTACGACATGCAGGCCAAGATGATTGGAGAGTTTTCGGCCATATCCACCGGGTACGGTCAGTTCATAAACTCACTCAAGGACATCTACCGCAACTCGCTGTTTAACTACAGCCTGGACAACCAGATCAACGAATACAAGAAGGCTAACTTCAACTACATCCCCTCAGAGGTGGAGGAGAAGTACCGCAAGCTTGACGCGCAGATAAAGGAACTGAACCAGCGCATTTCCGACATGGAGAAGAGGGCGCAGGACGCGGAAGATGCCAGGAACATGGCCGAGGTACAGGCAGCGGTTGAGGGGGACAAGATTGCCAACATCGACATCAAGGACAGCACAAACGACGCTGCCGCTGAGGTGATGAAGTTTAAGGCCAAGTCCGTTTCGTTCAAGGACGCCAACGGGAAGCCTATCAACGTGCCCAAGTCCTCGTGGGACAAGATAGTAGAGGCCGCAGCAAACGCGGTAAAGAACCTGACCAACAAGCCGTCGCTTGTGTCAAAGGCAAGCCTTTCCGGTTCCGCATCTAACGCCGCCATGAACGCGGCCATTGCTGCGGTACAGGCAGAGCCTTGGTATCAGGCACTCAGCGCGGCCGACAAGAAGGCTGTGGAGGACCAGATAAAGGCGCAGTTTCAAAGCACAACGCCGGGCAAGATATCGATACCATCCAGCGTAATAAGCAAGGCTATCGAAGACGGCGCTGCCACCATGGACGAACTTGTCCAGGCGGTAAAGGCCGAGATGTCAAAGAAGTACCCCAACGCCACTGATCGCCAGATCCGTGACGCAATAAGCGGATACGGACGTGAGCGGACCAAGACCAAAACCGACTTGCAGGTGGAGCTTGCAAGGTTGAGGAACATTGGACGCATGGTGTCAAGGCTTGAGGACATCCAGGCAGGCATCATCAAGGCCAAGACTCCCCAAGAAAAGGCCAAGCTGACCGATCAAGAAAGTCAGTTGAGGTTGGATATACAGGACGCCTACGAGCGTGAAGGTATTGCCGGCGCACAGCGACTCATAAACGCCAAGGAGAACGCCAAGAAGCGAATAGCTGAACTGGAGCGCAGACTTAGCGAGGGGGACTTTAGCAAGAAGGAACGCAAGGAGGCGGTAGAAGACGACGAGCTTCGTCAACTCCGGGCAGAGCGCCAGACGTTACAGAACCAGTTCGACAAGGAGCTTGACAGGATCAAGAAACAGAACAGTCCAACCAAGTTTTGGGACGGATTAGGAGCGTTTTGGGAGATTGCTCGTCTGTTGCAGGCAACCTTTGACTTGTCGATGGTGCTTGTGCAGGGTTTGAAGCTGACCGTGTCTCACCCACTTTATGCCGTCAGGGGATTCAAAAAGGCGTTTGAACACTTGGCGAGTGAAAGCCGGGCACGTAAATGGGGGGAGTTCATCAAGTCTCAGGAACACTACGAGGAGATGATGAAGGCCGGACTTTCGTTGTCTGAATACGACGCGTCGTTGTCTGAAAAAGAAGAAGGCTTCTTGGGCGGCGTAGGTAACACGATGTGGGACTATTTGGTCCTCCCGTTCAAGATGTTTGGTCAGGGCGCATACACCCGGGCGGCGTTAGTAAACCCGTTCAAGGCGTTTGAACGTGCTGGTATCGGATACCTAAACACTATGCGTGTCCTTAGGTACGAGGATGGTCGCAACATGCTTATGAACGCTAAAAAAGGCAAGACGTTTGAGACCGACCCGGAATCGTTTAAGGCTGTGGCAAACATGGTCAACACGTTTACCGGAAGGGCGTCCTTGGGGCCACTAGAAAAGAATGCCGGACTCTTGTCAAAGATATTCTACTCGCCAAAGAACTGGGCCTCTCAGCTCAAGACGTCTACCATAGGGTTTCCTATATACCTGCTCACCTTAAAAGACAAGGGTACGTTTAAGCCGTCGGTAGCCCAGAAGATGGCTGCCAGGGACTTTATATCTTGGTTTATCACAACAACTGGTATAGTGTCTATGATTGCGTTCAAGGCAAACGAGGACGACGAGGATGAGGTTGAGGTAGACCTAAACCCGCTAAGTTCAAGGTTTGGCAAGATCCGTATAGGCAACATTTACGTGGACCCATGGGGTGGATTTATCCAGCACATCGTTTTACAGGCCCGTTTATACAACGAGGCAATGGTTCGTGGCGGGGAAGAAAAAAAGCTAGGGGACTACAACACCCCCACAAGGGGCGGGCTGATTGCGGAGTTTGCTAAGAACAAGCTACACCCGACCGCTAGTCTTTTGGTTGGATATCTTACCACACACGACGAGGACGGCAAGCGCGTAGACGCATACGGCAACGACTTTATATGGAAGGACGAGATACAGGAGCGTGTATTGCCCATGATTGGAAGCACGCTTGCTGAGATATTTAAGGAGGAGCCCAACCTCAAGGGGGCATTCCTTGGCGCGTATGCATTCCTTGGCGCCGGTGTAAACGTGTACAAGAACGAGAATGTTGCCCCTAAGTACGACAGCCCAGAGACGGCCGGAGTTATGAAGGAGTTCAAGCCTAAGGGTATTCCGGACATCAAGAAGGACACGTTTGCTGTAGAGATGACCCCAGAGGAACTTGTGCAGATCAACGTAAACTATCGCAAGAAGGCGACGGCTCTTATCGACCTATATTCGGCATCCAAGCCTTCACTCGACGACAAGAAGATGTTCCCGGAGAAGTTCAACAAGGTCACGGAAAACCAACTGGAAGAGGCTCGACTAGAGGCCGTAAAGAAGGGGACGCCGGAGGCGCAGCTCGACGAGGAGTCTAAGCGCATTGCTATCGAGAAGAAGAAGCGTGAAAAGATATCCGACGACATATCAGAACTGGCCACGCTTGGTAAAAACGCGGCAGCATACGAATACTTCAAGTCTCTTGGTAAGCGCATCCCGCCCACGATAGAGGACGCTGTAAAGGAATACGAAAAAAAGTTGAGTAGTTTACAGAAACAACTGGACCGATAGACTATATTTGTAACCACATGCATCACGACGTAGGACATACAGGCGGCATAAGTTCAGTTTTACTGACGGTATTCGCCACTGTTGTTTCCTGGCAAGAGCAAGCTGAGTGGTTATTCCGCATCTCGTCTCTCCTCCTCGCCTGTACGGTGTCTGTTGTAGTCCTTTACGGCCACTACAAGAAGTCCAAGAAAAAGAAAGTCTAGTCCTAAAGAATCTTCCCGATTGTACCTTCTATAAAACACAGAGGGCGGTGATCAGCCCGCCCTCAAAGTTCTCGTCTCCCGACTGCACTCATTTCGAATGCGCGAACTTGCACTGCAAATATATGACATTTATTATTTAATGCAAAATAATTTGCATTATGCAACTTGTGCATATAACTTTGCCCCCTGGTTATGGTAATGTAGATAGTGTTTAAGTTATTGTTGTTTAAACCCTCGGCAACGGCTGGGGGTTTTTTCGTATATTTGCATCTCAACAAAACGATATGATAGAGCTGATGATCGCGGACCCCACCCCGCACGAATTAGGTGAATATAGAGAACTAATTAAGGAGCTAAAGGACAAGTTCCCAACCGCAATTGTCATGGTGACAAGGGGCGATGGGGACTACGCTATAAGTACTACAATAATCTACATAGACAGTGAGAAGCGCACAGACACCCATTCCGCAATTTACCCCTCGGTTCCCAACCGTGGAACCGCGCAAATCAAGGCGGACATTCTCTCCCTTACCTTCGCTATGCGTGAACTTGGGTTTGATATCAAATTCCTTGACGAGGATCGGCCAGTTCGTGAGAAGGTTGTCATAACCCGTGGGCGTTTGGACTCGTGTGTTTCCCTTCGCCAACTGGTTGAACTGCTCGAAGAAGCCAACCACGAGAAGGTTACGGAGGTAAAGGTGATGATAGAGAACAAGCGCAAGAACGGCGGTCGTCCAAGCAAGAAGTCTGTGATTGACTTTATCTTTTCCGGGCCTAAGGAGGAGCGCAAGCAGCAGCCTGTTCGCACCGGGGCAGAGTGGGCGCGTGTCAAGATGGAATGGCGCGATAAATTTGCCACTTCTAAGTACGCGAAAATGTACAAAAGTCTCGACGAATTTTGTACCTTCGCGACTGAAGAAGAATGTAAATAATGGCAAACCCGATAATCACTAGAATACAGGTAGAAGGCAACGACGTTGTGTCGTTTTTAAACGGCACTACACCTCCGTATACCTACGTCCGTTCCATGAGTCAGATTCTCCCGCAGAGTCCGACGTACATCTCCTACCGATATGACTCTATAACCATCTCACAGGTGGGCGGAGAGGCGTTTACATTCACGGTTTATACGATTACACAGGTTGGCGGCAACGCGTTTACGGCCCTTAACTTCCAAGACCCCGCTAACGTAGTACAGGCCAAGACTGTTGAGATATACAGGCTTCTTGTAACATCCATCTTCAAGGGATGCTGCGAGTGTGGTAACACAGAACCGGAGTGTTCTATTCAGTACACCTATGGAAATTCGGGACTTACTGGCGAGTTTGATTATACTTATGGAACCCCTGGTTTAATCAGGTTTAACGATATAACAGGGAACAATCAGGACTTTTCCGGCTTCTTCCCGCTTATACCAGATGGGTCGTGGGTTTTTCTGTTTAGCAAGACGGACCCGACCGTGTATGCGGTGCTTCAGTTGTCCAACTACATCAACGCAGGTGGAGCGGCGGCATTCGATGCTATTGAGTTGAATGCCAACGGAACTCCATTTGTGGAAGGCACTCAGTTCTGCGTGGACTTCACAAGCGTGGGTGGCTCACTCGTACAAGGGTGGCAGGACACGTTGAATATAAATCCCAACCTCAACCAAGACAACACGATTGATGGGGGCGGATTTGACTTTGTCTTTGACAACAACAACTCGTTTACCATCAACGGCCCCGGCGGATCTTTTGAGGTAGACGCGTTCGGCCCCGCTATGAACGCAGGGACTCAGCAGATACTTGTAACTGCGGGGTACATTGATATAAATACTCCTCTGATAGGTTCGGCGTCTCCGGGGGACGTTCTTACGCTTACCGCGTCGGGCCATATTGAATATGCTCCGCCTCCCGTGAGTAATGTGTACACCGTTGCAAACGGTCTTCATTATCAAGAAAGTCCTGTGGATCCTAATGTGTTTCATTTGGGCGGTAATCTTATTGAAGACACAACCATATACAATCAAGGGTTTGACCTTACCGTAGAAAGGGCAGTTAGCGGTTATGCATTAAAGGTGGAGAATACAGGCACAAGCATCGGGCCTTTTAATCACGCTATTAGGGCTGTTACTACGGATGGATTGGCCGGGGATTTTTATGCTGGTGCAGATTTTTATGCGATAGATGAGATAGAGCCTGTGGTGAAGATAACCAGAACAACTATTTTATCACCTGATCCAGAGTTTAATTATGATAACATAGGTTCATCTATAGACATGATGAATCCTATGGTTGTTGGGTCTTTTGCTACAGTCGTTCCATACACTAGTAGAATAGCATCAAGGTGGACAAACTCATTAAACCAAGGGGGGTTTGCTGTTAATCGCCCAATAGGAAGAACTGAATTTTGGCATTACGATGGAGTTGCAGCTGAATCCTTGACTGCCACATTTAATGCTGACAATCCGTATAGTGGTGGTAATCGAGGAATGGTTCAGTTCAATCAGTATGGACAGGGAACATTTTATGGTTTGCTTACCCCTGTTTATGGGTTAGCTGTTGATGATCAAGGTAACATATTGGAAGTTGATTTAGGTGGAGGTGGAACCTACGATGGCGACCAAGGCGTCTACAAAGACACCACGCTAACGAACGACACTTTCATGTTAGGGGCGCCTTACGTTTTTGGTTCTCCTAACCCAGTTCCGTTTCAAACCTCAAGAGAGGTGGATGTTGCGGGAAATGTTATGATTTTTACCGGAAGCCCTTTTACTGGCTATACTCTTAATGCGTACAATTCATCTGCCACCTCAAGAGCTGGAGGAGCTATATACGCTGAAGTTGTAAATGGATTTCAAAAAGGCGTGTATTCTAATGCTCCTGCGGGGATAGGTTTTTATACTACGTCCGGCACTTATGGGCTTATGTCGTATACAACAGGTAGTGATTTTAATACAGTACTTGATGTTACTCCGGCTAATACATCTAATGTATCTGAGATGTTAGAGCTTAATAGAAATAATGCTAGTGGAGTAGGAGCGGGTATACGCATAATAAACAGAATAAATTCAACTGGATCTTCCGCCCTTGTAACAACCGCTCAAGGTTATTCTTCAGGCTCTCCGACTAGTACTAACTTTGAAATACAAACGAAAGGAATTGCCGTAACATTAACATCCAATCTGACTGTAAAAGGTGTTGATGGTCAACTTCAATTTAATCAATACGGAACCCCTGGGACATTCTACGACGCATCTCCTGTATGGGCGCTTGGAGTAGATGCAAGTGGTAATGTGGTAGAGTTTACTCCCGGCGGAGGCGGAGGCGGAACTTACGACAGCAACCAGGGTGTTTACAAAGATACCACGCTAACGAACGACACGTTCATGCTTGGGGCGCCGTCAGGGAGTGGCGGAACAATTCCTTTTTTACAAGATAGAGAAATTTTTACAGGTGAATTTAATTTATCTATAATAGGAAGACCTCCGTTTTTTGGTAAAAATGTTTTGTATGTTCAGGCTGATGGATTTTCTGGAAGCAATGTTAGTTCTATATTTTCAGATACAAGTTTAACCTTAGGCAAGACATACGCTTACAACACTAGCGGAGGTTTGACGAGTGTTGGTTATGGTGGATATACGGGCAAGGGGATTGAGTTAGCTCAAGAGTTTTATTCTGAAATAATTACTGGCGAAACTGGTGGACCTTCTGGAATAAACGAATCTCTTAGGTTTGTTAGAGCTTTTGGTGGATCCATTGGGGATGGAACAAGCATAACATTTCAAGCATCAAGTTCTGTCGATGCCTCTATCGAAAGTTATCTTACTAACGCATCAAATGGTGCTAGTCTTGCTTTTAGAACCAAGGATAATTTGGGTTCTTTAATTAAGGGATTAGAGTTAAAGCAGAATAGCCAACTTCAGTTAAACAACTACACTACCTCTACAGCCTTTCAATCTTCTTCCGGCCCATCGGTCGGGGTCCTTAACGTGGACAACGCAGGCAACGTGTTTGTAGGAACTGGCGGGACTAGTGCGGGAAGCATCCTATTCGGAACCGCAACAGCTGCGGTAACAGACGTATACACAGCCACGATTGGAACAGCTACTACTTATACAGATGGTGACGCTTACATCGTTCGTTTCACGATAGGAAACACGGACGCTGCCACTTTAAATATCAACGGAATAGGGGCCAAGTCCCTGTATAGAAACAATGACGGGGCCTTAATCGGCGGAGATATTTGGGACGGCGGAGAGATGCTTTGTATTTACAATGCTGTTCTCGATGGGTTTGACTGCATCGGAACCTCCCCAAACTCTTTGTTTGCCTACGTGACAAACGATCAGGGGTCAACCATAACAAAGGGTCAGGCCGTATACGCTGCGGGTGGTACAGGAAACCGAATGACGGTTAAACTTGCCAAGGCTGATACGGACGCAACGTCAGCTCAGACGATTGGATTTGTATTCTCTACGTCCATAGCCGCTAACCAGAAGGGTATAATTATTATTCAGGGTTACTTTACCGACCTCAACTTATTCCCACCATCTGCGGGTTGGTTAGACGGGGACACGGTATACCTCAGCCCAACAACTGCGGGGGCTGTTACCCGGACTAAGCCATTGGCCCCTCAGCACCTTGTATACCTCGGAGTTGTGGCAAGCACAAGCCCCGGTGCAGCTGGTCGTATGTACGTTCGTGTACAGAACGGATACGAGATGAACGAGCTTCACGACGTGGCCTCTACAGGCGCTGTGAACAACGACATCCTATATCGCGACACGACCGTTACTCCTAACCTTTGGAAGCCCGCGTCAATCCCAACCATACTTGGATACACGCCTGTTCCAACGACTCGTTCCATTTCAACCACGTCTCCACTAACCGGGGGCGGGGACTTGAGTGCGGATAGGACTATTTCAATACCTGCCGCAACTTCTTCTGTCAATGGGTACTTGACCTCTACTGACTGGACTACGTTTAACTCTAAGGCAGATAGTGATTACATTACACTACGTATGCAGGTAGCTGGTCAGTCACCAGCGGATAATCAAACTTACTACATAGGTGAAATTAGTGTATCATTAAATACAGTTGCTACTCTTTATAGGACAACTGTTCCGTATGCTTGTACGCTTGTAGGTGCGGTTATTACCGCTGTTAACACAAGTGCAGGTTCTACTACGGAGGCTTCAACAATTAATTTCCGTTTAAACAATACGACTGATACCTTGCTATCAAATGCGGTTGCGTTTGGTCCTAACCTAACGGTCAATATTTATTCGATTACAGGTTTAAATGTAGCCATTGCTGCGGGTGATACTTTTAATATTAAGTGGACTACTCCAATATGGGCAACCAACCCTACAGGAGCAACATTATTAGTAACGCTTTATTTAAAACGCACATAAATGAGAAAGGAATACACATATAAATTACAGGGCGATGGCCGCGATTCGTGGACGGTTACTGAATACAATGAGTTGGATGAAGTCGTTTCAGTCTACATGGTTTACGAAGATCCGACCACCGAAGTTGGGACGGCATTGAAGGCCGTATTATCAGCGACTCCCGAAGAGATTGTTGAGATTAAAAAAATTCTTGGTATTTAACAAACCATAAATCATAAAAAAATGAAAAGAATAATACGCAAACTTCAACTCTTCGATGGCGTGTGGTCTATCCCTGTCGTCTTCTTCCTATTCCTTCTCGCCGGGTCTTACAGCTCGGAGTACTTCGGTGACGGACTCATCTCCATCGAGTACATTCAGCAAGTAATTCTCGCCGCACTTATACTAATTTTTGGTAACTTTGTGGTGTTCCTTGGCGGGTACTTTAACTTCAGAGGCTTGCAGAGTTACTTCTACTCAAGCCAAGCCAAGAATGAATTAGATTATACATCAACAGCATGGCAAAAAATCGTATTGTATGTCTGTGTCTACTTTGGACTCTTCTTGTGTTTCCTGTTTATCCTATGGCTTATAATGACGGCTACTGTGTCCGTGTCAATGCCTCCTCTTACGTTGGAGTAAAGGAGAAGGGGGGAAACAACCAGGGCTTTAACGACTGGGAGCTTCAAAAGATGATGGCCGACGTTGGATGGAGGCCGGGCTATGCCTGGTGTGCGTTCTTTGTCCGCGCCATCCTCGATGACTGCGGCGTGGAGAATAAGATATCGGGATGGTCTCCCACGGCCTATAACAAGAAGGACGTAATCTTTACCGACGGAAGGTTCTACCAGACCTACAGCAACAGAGACGTGCTTGTTATGACACTCTCGTACTCAAAGTTCAAGAACACGGCAAGGTACAAGGCCATCGGCCACACCGGAATCGTGGATCGCATCGGAGAGCATTCAGTCAGAACAATAGAGGGCAACACTAACGAGAGGGGAGATAGAGACTCTCGTTCCAGGGATGGCGTGTACATAAAGATTCGCCCCCTGTCTAAGAACATCCACATTACAAGGTGGAAGAAGGGGTAAACAAAAGTGGGGACAATTTGTCCCCACCATTGCACAATCTAAATCACACACTAGAACAAATCCTCTGTATATTTTTCGAGGCTGTAGACACGTCCCGCGTTCTCGTTCTTGCCTCCGGCTGGAGAGAACTCAGCGTAGGCAATGATCTGCGCCTCGTAGCTCAGGTTAGGGTTATAGGTTAGGGTCTTGGTGTTGTTGTCCCAAGCGTTTGTGGTTCCCGACACCACCTTGATGGTCGAGTCGGCAAGCGGATTGATTCCGATGTTCAGCGTACTTCCGTACACGTTGTCCACCGTCGCTCCGGGGCCGTTGTTCAGTCTGTATACCCACATATACCCCTCGTAGGTCTTGTCAAACGAGTTGATGAGGGTCTTGTAGTTGAACGTCTGTGCGTCCTGTCCGTTGATGTAGAACACGCTCTTGATTTGGTCGTTACCAATCTGCTCGATGTCCATAGCAATGTTGTTGATATGGGTTTCGGGGTCGGTGGTCACGCGGTTGTATGTCCATCGCGTCTTGTACATGAACTCCTCCATGGTCATCCCAGATATCTGAAGGAACTCAGAACGGCGGAGGCGACGCTTGGGGTTGATCGCGCTACGTGATGTCCACGCAATCATCGGCTTTCCGTCTGGGCCTTTCTTGACCAGGCGGGACTTGTATCCGATACGCATCATCGGGTCTGTCATGTCGTCTACCACGCCCTTCCACACGGTCTCGTATGGCTCGTACATCACGTCAACACCTGTCTCGGTTGCTTGAATCTGAGAGTACACGTAGTACACGTTCTGCCCCGCAAGGCTGCTTGGTGACTCGTGCTTTACGAACTGACCGGGACGAGTGAGAACGGCTGTACCCTCCTCGCTTATCCCCTCGTAAACGTAACCCATGTGATGGATGGAGTTAGCAAGGTAGTTGAGCGGATACATTCCGAACGCGTCGGTCTTAGGCTCATCGAACCCAAGGGTGTAATACACGCGGGTTGGAGACGACGAGATGTCTGTTACCTCGTAGATCCACGCCATGCGCTGTGTACGGGTCTTGATTTGTCCATCATACTGCGCGAACTCTTCGGGCAGTTCTAATACTTCTAGTGCTTTCTGTACTGACATATATTGATTGGTTTAATTAACGTAATATGCGTGGCAAATTTATGCAACTTTCTTGAATAAAAAAAAACGGGAATCACGTTTGACTCCCGCCCTTTAACAATAAACAACTATAACAACTATAACAACTTAGAACACATAAAAGAATAATGCTGCTGCGGAAGTTACAATGGTTGTACACTTCCAAAATATTTTCTTTCTCTTCTCGGACTTCTGCTCCTTCCGGGCATCAGCATACTGAGCCTGTAGAAACTCAATCTCCGCCTCCTGGTTCTTCCTGATCGTGGTGCATAGCTTACCATTCTCAAGGGCAAGGTCGAGTGCCTGTTGAGACGCTGTGAGCTGGTCACGTAGCATCTTAATCCGCTCTGACCGGGCCTCCATAGTAATCTTGTTGTTGCGGATGGTTTCAGCGGCGGCTGATACAACCTCCTGGGCCTCTCTTCCTAACTGAGGTGTATCAGTTACTTGGGATGAGGCGACCGTTGCGGTACTCATCAAGAAGATAATTCCAAGAACTAATGTAAAGAGTCTTGAGTGAATCATTGGACATACGTGGTATTCGTGAAACAAATTTTTGTGACTTGGCTATGCGCTCCTGTTCGATCAGGAACTGCTGTTGGTCTTGCACCATGAACGAGTCAAGGGCGGCCTTGGTTGCTGCGATAACTACGGTGTTGGAGTCCATCTGTGCCTGGTACTCCTTGTTAATCTCGTGTAGCCTTTCGATGGCTATGTTCTCATTCTCTGAGTTCTTCTCGACCGTCCCCATGTGGAAGACGAGGAAGAACACTCCAACAAGGATCACAACGGACAGGCCGAGGATGATCAGGGTGTATATGTTTTTGGTCTTATCCATATTATTCAAAGTTAGCGTATCCTAGGTCTTCCCAGGTCGGTGAATCAATCATTTTTTTAACTCCTTTATCTTGTCCTTGTATTCGTATATCAACTCCTTTATCTTGTCAAGCGGCATACTCAGTCGGTCGTTCCGGAGCGACTTCAGCTCCTCTAGTTTTGCCTTGCCAATTCGCTTCTCAATCCCGATGGCGTACTCAAGGAGGTTGCCATGCTTGTGTTGGTTACACGATACACACTGGCCGAAAACGTTCCACTCGTGGAACCTTAGGTTAGGGTAGGAACCAACGGAATAAAAATGCCCGGCATCATACTTCCCTTGCAATGGCCGACCACAACTGATGCAACCCTTCCCCTGGTCTCTGACCCGAATGAATTGGTTAAACACCTGTTGTAGTTCCTTGCGCCATTGGGAGACGGACTTGTTCCGCTCCTTTACTTCCTTGAGTTCTCTCTTTATCTTCTTATCCTTCTGCTTGGAGGAGTAAGTTATCATGCACTCGATGTTCTCACACGTTGCTTGCATCGTGCTGTACTTCGGAATAAACTCCTGTCTACAGATTTTGCACTTCTTATTCCTCACCTTCATACGCTATCTTATTTTGCGGTCGGCTTCCAGTCTGCCTGTTCTTTAGCCAAGTTTGCCTTGACGGTCTCCTTGAGAGTCTCGACACAGAACGGAACCGATTCCTTGTAGTCCTCAAAGTGTTCATCGAATTGTTTCTCATCAATTTCCACGTCAAAGGTAGTGATTCCGTTCGTGGTACGCAAGACCGTGAAGTTCCATTCTTTGTTCTTGACCCCCGGAAAGGACATTGTGATTGTGCCGGCAAAGTACTCGACTTGCTTGGATGGCTTGTTAGAGATGTTGATCATAATTTTATGTTATAGTTGTTAATGATTTCAAAGAATTGTTCGTATACCTCATTATAGGCTTCCCACATCTTCTCGTCATGGGTGTCGTACTTTACCTTGCCTCTGAGGTACTCTCTGACCCCATCGAGGGCTATCCTCATATCGAGGGCCTTGTTGCATAGTTCGTACTCGTTCTGGTCTTCGGGCAGATTGAAAGTTAATTGTGCTTGCATGGTGGTGTACTTATTTTTTAGGTGGTGTACTTAAATGTGAGGTGGTGTACTTACAACCTCCTTCTTTGTTTCTGTTCCGTCATACCAACAAAGGTTTTCTTGGGCTTCTTCCAACGTGTCGTATAAACTCCTCAGGCATTCATCACCATAAAGGCTTGCCTCCTTCCACTTATACCCGCCAAAGAGCCGCTTCTTCTTCTGTTCGATGGTGTAGTATTCGCGGCCATTGGGCAGCGTGGTCTTTATGATGCGGCATTCTATTTTACTCATTGTTTTTTTCTTTAAGTTTCTTTTTGAGATCTTTCAACATTATTTTTGCAGTATCTGTCATGGTGGGTGCGGGCAATTTTGACAATGCATCAAGCGCTTTTTCCATTTGCTCTTTAGTCATTTCAACCCTCTCTACCTCCTCGCCTATGTGCTTGTGGCCTATTAAATCTGGTTGCTCTTTCATTTGAAGTTGTACCCTAGTTACCATTGCTCTAATCATAAGTTTCGTAAACTCACTTGTTTTCTTTTTACTCATAATTACCTCCTTCAATAAATGTGATATGATGACAATTAGGACATTCAAGTTCTGTAGTTTCAATAGGTCTAACAGCAACCCACATGATTCTACATATATCACACTCTACTAATGATGTTGTGAATTTCTCATTCATATTCTTTCAGCATTTCTATATTTCTTTTCTTTCTCTCCTGCTTGGTTAACGTCTCGTGCCTCCTGGCTCTCATGATTGCTCGTGCGTTCTTGATGACCTTGTTGGTCTCCGGGTCAATTACCTTGAAGTCCATGGAGTGGACAAGGCCGCAGTCGCAACAGGCCATCTTGTATCCCTTCTCGATGGGCATCTGCCATTCGTTCTTGGGAACCACGTAGAAGTCTACCTTTTTGTTTTCTTTTTTACTCATTGCTCACCTCCTTTCTTTCTTTGTGCATTCCAAAATCCTTCAACAAAATCACCAATGTCTTCTATATAAACAATGTATTTACCATCTACAGGCTCTTTGCTTCTCAGTGT